TTTTTGATCACATGCAATTAATATACTATATTGAGGCATCTTCCATGCCTGCAACTCTTAGCTTAACTACATTAGTAATTTGCCATTGTTTTTGATCCAGTGCTTTAAGAACACCTAACCATTTGTTTCGTACAAGTGCAAACTCGTTGATAATTTTTTCGTAGTCAACAACGTCTGCCTCACCGTCTACGTATTTTTCAACGTCACGGCTTGACAGAGCTCGTTGATAATTTTCGAGATATTTCTTAAAGAACGAACTGCGCAATCTACGCAGTTCGATATTTAAGTAGTTTAAGATTGCTTCAATTTCTTGTAACTGATTAAAACGGTGTTCAACAAGGCCTGGCATAGCAGCCGCAGACTTCTCAACATTACCTACAAGTTTGCATTCTGCACGAGCTTGGATTAATTCTTGCTCAAAGTGTGCTATTGCATCAGGTATTCTACTTATGTCGCGGCTTACTTCGCTATACCATCCCATTATTTAATCCCATTCATCTTCTTCTTCGTCGTTATCTAAATCTAGATAGTAGTGAATAGCATCGTCTAATGCTGCATCACATCCCATAGATTCTTTTAGAGTTTGATCAGAAACTCCGTAGTCAGCCATAAGATCGACAAATTTTTCAGCTATAATTTCTATTTGTTTTTTGTCTAAATATTCCTTAAACAAAGTCCAAATGTCGGCAATGTTCTCTTCATTCATTAAACGCTTCCTCAATAAGATTATCGTCAGTTGCTTCTTCGTCAACTTCAGCGGTATTTACCACTTGAGACTCTTTTACAAGATAGTCTGACATAACCTTATCAAGGTTTGTACCAATCCACTTTTTACGATAGTCAAGGATCTCTTCACCATCAAGTGTAGTGTACGCAAGTCTGTTTCCCTGCTTTTTAATAATGTCTTTTGCTTCGAACAATTCAAGCAAACCACTATAAGGATTCATTCCTGTTTCATAAGGAATTTTAACCTGTACACCTTCAAAAGGTTTAGCGTAACGAGTCTTCATAACTTTACAGCCAGCACGGATACCCATAACTTGACTGATCTTGTTACCATCTTCGTCTTCTTTTAGTTTAAGTTTCTTCATAGCAACAACAATACTTGATGCATAAATGAAGCCTTGTCCACCACTGATCTTGTCATCTGGATCAAACATATCTTGTGATGCGTATGTGTGATTAGTACATACAAGTCCTACGTTATGTGAACCAATCATGTTAACTGTGTTACGAACAAGTGAAGTCAATGCCTTAGGCTTACGGCCCATATCACCTTTCATATCACCCTTGTTAAACTGATCAACGTCAGTAGGTGTTAGCAACATACCCAAACTGTCAATAACAAATAGTACCTTAGGACGGTCCTCTTCGTTCATTGCTTTGTAGTCTGTCATAAACGTACTAATAGTCTTAGCAACGTCATCAATCATTGACATGTTAAGTTTAAGTAGTTTGTCTTCTGATGTGTCTACATCTAGTGCATGTAGCCACGATTCGTCAAGTGCGTTCTCTGAGTCAATAAGAACTACAAAGATACCTTGTTGTTGTGCTTCTTTTACAATGTTGCCTGCACAAATGTATGATTTGCCTGCGCCTGACTCACCTGCAAATACTGTTACCTTACCCATAGGAACACCTTTATTAAAGTCTCCTGAAATAAGATAGTTAAGGGCATAGTTACCAGTGCTAATCCAGTCAGTAGGATCATTAAATCCTGCACTCATACCAGATATAGACTTAGTTAATGCCGTCCGAAACTTAGTCGGATCAAATGCCTTATTAGCCATATATATTCTCCTAAATTAAAAGCGTATGGGGGATTGCTCCCCCATTGTTATTACTGTCCTTGACGTGATCTAATCATCGCTAAGATGTCTTGAGCATTACCACCTTCTGCCGGTGCCGCCTCAGCTGTTGGTGCTGGAGCAGGTGCTGCCTCTGCTACTGGAGCAGGTGCTGCCGGTGCCGCCTCAGCTGTTGGTGCGCTTGCACTTGTAGCAGTTGCTTGCGGGCTAGGTGCTGTATTTGGATCACCTGTACGTGCTTGCATACCTGCTGGACGGAAGTAATTACTCCAGCGATCTGCATCGTATGCTTCACCGTCTACAGACGCTTCAAACATTTCTTGCATTACTTTTTGTGCAGTCTCGTCTGGCTTCTTTGGAAGGAAGTCTGATAAGTTAAACAAACCGTGCGTATTAATAGCTGACATTTCTTCATCACTTAATGGACGCTCTCTACGTGCCCAGTTTGATGTGCCATAGTCTGCATAACCACCTTTTGATGTTTTGTTAAGACGGAAGTCTACACCAGCAGTGTAATCTGTTGGCATTTCTTCCATATCAGGATCCATTAATGCCGCTTTGATGATTTGATAAATCTGTGGACCAATAATAAAGCGTCTAACTGGATTGTCTGGCGCTTGATCGTCAGCAAGTGGATTATCTGTAACAAAGCCTTGGAATACGTATGAACGCTTCTTCCAATACTTACGACCCATATCTTCTAGACTTGGATCTTTAAACCAACCACGTACTTCATTAAGAATGTTACATGTCTCACCATACATTTCCATACATGGAATTTGTACTTGTACTGGACGTGAATCAGTTTCACCTTTGATGCCTTGAAATGGCAACTTGATCATTAAACGCTCTTTCCAAAAGAAAGTATTGTCTGCGTCCCCATCAGGAAGGAAACGTAGAGTACAACTCTCGCCTTCTTTAATATTCCAAAATGGGTAAATTGGGTTTGGACCGCTTGGGCCATTTGAACCACCTGAAGCGCGGTTCTCTTGTTCTTTGAGCTTTGCTCGGATTTCTGCTAATGATGCCATAGTTTGTGCCTCCTATAAATGCCTATGTGCTTTGTAGCTACATTGCTACTTTGTGCCTATTAATTTTGTAGCACAGTTATTAGTATAACATCGCTACAATATTTGTCAAGTCTTTTTTTAAAGAAAAAACATAAAAACTTATAAGTGGGTTAGCAGATTATAAACCTGCTAACTCTCTCATTCTTAAATATTCGGTGTCTTGTTCTGCCTCTTTATACCCATACATTTCTGCTACTTTATTATTGATTTTTTCAATAAATGCCTTAGCAGGTTCTATGAACTGCTCACCGTAGTCCTTTTCTACCATAGTAAGTACTGCGGTCTCGCCTTTTGGAAACTGGCCTGCTTCTCTATCAAAGTAACTTAGTATAAATTCGCCTAATGGTGTCTTTTGATCTTTTTCAAGTGTAATCTCATCACCGTCTGGTCCTTTGATTTTGTCGCCTTTTTTCTTACCGTCTTTTTTAGCTTGTGCTACAGCACCTGAATATGCATTGCCTTCATCGGTGTCGTCTTCTTTTTTGTTTCTGTCAAAGTCTGTTGTATATAGATATTCTATTACAGGATACAATACAGTTACAATCGCATTACCAAAGCGAGCATTTTTACCTGATCCTGGCTTAGTTTCTAGTTTCTTTGCTTCGCCACGTAGTTTCATCATTGCGTCAATTGCATCTTTGGCATTTTTGTCTAGTCCGCTAAACCCATTTGTTCTTGCTTCAATAAATGAATACACATCCCATACATCGCCAACATACGCATTTGCTAAGTTGCCTTGATCATCGTCTTGACCACGTTCAATCTTTTTGCCCATTCCACGTAGTGCGCCCAATACTTCAATAGCATCTTTACTTGTATTAATATATGCTTCTTCAAGATCGTCTTCTTCCATAGAAGCAGTTTGCATATTGTCATCGCCGTTGCTTTTAAGCATGTCAATTACTTTTTTGCCGCCATATAATAATGCAACTACTGCTAGTGCAGGTAGTGCATATTTTGAAGCCATTGCTGCAACTTGTTTAACTGCATCACCGCCTAAAAATGCTGAAATCTCACCCTGAATAGCTTCAACTCCGCCTTCAGCTTTTGCAATTAAATCACTTGCTGAAGTTGCAAGGTCTCCTGCCATATCGCCTACTGCATCAATAGCATCGCCTGCTTTTTTGCCAACATATGCTCCGCCACCTACTGCTGCTGTGGTTCCTGGATTTTTAGCTGCTACTTTGCCTGCGCCTTTAGCAACTGCACCCGCGCCTTGCGCTCCTTTAGTAAGTATCTTTGCACCCATCTGTATAAGTTTTGGTGCTGCTACTCTTGCCGCAGTTATTAATGCAGGAATAGCTAATGCTGGAAGAAATTCGTCTGTACGTTCTTCACTAAACTGACCCATCATTTCTTCAAAGCCTTGCTCTAGTTCAATTTCTTCTTTTGTTTTTTTCTTAATAGCAGTTGCCATATCATCGTGGCCATCTTTTTCCTCTGCACCTGCTTTGGCATTACCTGCTTTTTTCATAGCTTCAATACCTTTGCTGGCTTCGCCTACTAATTCTTTTGGACCTAATTCTTGTGCTTTTGTTGCTTCACTTACTAGTTTGTAAATGTACGGAAATACATCTGCTAGTTCTTCGTTAAACTGTTTGATAGTTAATTCGTCAATCCAGTTTTCTTTTACGTCTTCTGGCACATCTTCCATCATTGGTGTTTCAAATGATGCAAATGCTTCTGCATAGTATGCTGGCTTTTGAAGTGATGCAATTGTTTTCTTAACTGTGCTAATACGCTCTTTTACTGCATCGTTATATTCTGCTAGGCTTTCTGCCATTACAGCACTACGACCCATGTAGTTTTTAAACTTGCGTAGTTTTGCCATTTCTTCTGATAAACCTACAATGTGTTTACCAAAGTCGTCATATGTGTTACCGCCTTCTGCAACGTGTCTTGCCATTGCTCTAGCACCACTAAGATGTTTAAATGGATAACGGAATCTTTCACCGTCGGCGCTTTCAATATAAATTTTGCCAATTTTTTGTGTGCGTCCTGTTGCACTTTCCTGATTAATACCTTCTGTATGTTTAATCACAATACGTGCTTCACCAACTTTTTGATAGCTAATACGGCTAGTGCCATAAAGTTTTGATTCTGTCATCTTTTCTTCCCCAGAAGTTTTTGCTAAAAATCTATAATCTCTTTTTTGTAAGTTTGATTTAGTGATGTCTCTTACGCTATAGTCTAACATTCTCTTCTTTGCAAAATATCTTAACTCTTTTAAAAATGAGTACCAATCTTGTTTAGCCAGCGTATCTTCATTGCTAATAAATTCTTTGCTATAAATTATGGTTAAACCGTCATCCTCGTCAATGCTTACACTTACATTACCTAACCCATTATAATCAAAATCAAAAAATCTTGCAACTTCAGGTTGGTTAGTTACATTGCCGGCTGCATCTCCAATAGTAACATTTGGAAAACGTCCACGTATCTTATTAAAAAGATCTTCACTTATTTTGTCAAACTCGTTCATATTGTATTTATCAATAGTTGCTGCTAATGAAGATTGGCATGGGTGCTTCGTAATCTTCTAAATCTTCTGCTTGTGTAAAAGTATTATATACTCTAGGATCCCAATCTTTTAATACATCCATCATCCTTATTGCAAGTAATGTTGCGCTAACAAGATCATCAGATAAACCAGGCTTTGCTTGATAACTCGAGCCTGTTGCAATAAATCCTTTTAGTTCGCTAATAAATGACTTTGAATTAACTGTCATTTTATCATTTTCAACCATAGTTTTTAGTCTGCTACATGCTGTAACTTTTGAACTATGTGTAGTATTAAATCCTTTGCGGAACTTTCTTACATGTCCCTTACGCATAGGTTCGCTTACAAAAAGTCCAGGTATGTTCTCTTCGCCAAAATCATTAATAACAATTAGACATGCTTCGCCAATACCGTTGTTTTCTACACTCCAGTATATGCCTTGAGGATTGTTAGTTTCTTGTTCTAAGTATTTACATATGTCAGATAGTACACGAACTTGGCCGGGTATAGCTGTTTGATTATGTTGCCATTCTGCTACTTGTTCATAGCTCGGTAGTTCAAAAACTTGTATTGCTGCATAATCTCCACCTGTTCCCATACTAGGATCAAGTGCTACAGCATATGTGTATTGATTTGTAGGCTTTTTGTACCAACGAGTTTGACCCATATTTAACATTGGATTTTTACCTTCAAGTACAGCAAGTTTAATTGAATTAATTAGTGTTTCATCAAATACTAGGAATTCACAACCGTATTCACGTCTAAACTTCTCCTCGCCAATACGACCAATTTCTTCTTCTTTCCATTTGTCATCACGGTCGGGATGTTCGTGCCATTCAGCAACAAAACTATGAAATCCGTTTATACCTAGTTCTTGTTCATTTCCGTGTGCATCAAACTTTTGTTCTGCTTGTTTCCAAATAGTAGCAAATGTATCTTCATCTGAGTTAGGTGTACTAGTAATAATAGCACGACCACCTGTTGCTAGTGTAGGAGATATTGATGTCCAAAACTCTTCTGCAATGTTGGGCTGCACAAATGCAAACTCGTCACAGTATAGTAATGATATGGACATACCACGTCCTGTATTTCCCGTTGTAGTCTGTGCTACAATACGTGATCCATTTTCAAACTCAATTGATTGTTTGTTGTATGACGTAACGCCTGCTCTAATATGGTCAGGACATGTTTCATATACATAACGTATACGTGCCATAATTTCTTGCGCACCTGTGTATTTGTGTGCAGCAACAAGAATTGTTTGGTCTGGGTTAAACATTGCATACCATGCAAGATAGATACTAGCACATGTAGTTTTGCCTGTTTGCCTAGGCATCATGTTAATATTAAAACGGTAAGTGTGATAACTGTGCATTAGACGCAGTTGGTATTCGTAAGGATCAAATATCAACTTACCTCTTACAGGATGTTGTATATATGCAAAGTGCCGAGCAAAATGTAAGTATCCTTCGTTAGGATCCATACAGGCTGTAAGGTCCTGAATTTGCTCTTCAGTAAAAGTTTCTTGTTTGTTCGCCTTTTTAATTAAGACGCCGTCTAATGATGCTGCCATACGTATATTTATTGAAAAAAATAGGCTCCGAAGAGCCTATTGAGTTTGCTGGGAGGAACTTTAGCTACAACCGCAGCTTGAACACGCCATTAATTCTTTTTTACCTGGTGCGCCGCACTTTGGACAGTCTTTTGTTTGACCGCCTTCGTCAGTACCTTTTTTCTTAAACTGTGGAGGTACTTCACCTTTTTTAGGCTTGCTACCTTTTTTGCCTTTAGCAAGATCGTTTGGACCTTTGCCGTCTTCTGCATAATCAGGAATACCATTCTTATTTGTGTCTGGCTTTTTCTTTTCACTTAGTGCTGCCATTAGTGTTGCTTTGATTGCTTCAACAGCCATTGGGTTATCGCCATCTTGTGTAGCAGGGTATGCTTTCTTCTTGCGGTTTAAATCATTGCCATCTGGAATAGCATCGCTCGTGTCACCGTACTGTGGATCAGGTTCGTTTGCATATTCTTCAAGATCGTCTTCTGTAGCAAGTTCTTCATCAGTTAATGAATCGCCTGCTGCTGCACCTGTCAATGCTCCTAGTGGTCCGCCTAGAGCCATTCCTAAAGCGCCACCTCCAATAGCACCTAACGTTCCTGCTTTTAAATCTTGATCATCTGGATTATCATCATCGCCTGGAATTTCTGGATCATCATCCATTGCTGAACGGAACTTTTCCATATCGCCACGCATACCTAAACTTGGAGCACCAACTGGTTCTGCTGCTGGCATACCTGCATTTTTCATCATGTTAATAAGATCAGCTACATGATCTTTACCACTAGCATTAATGCTTACATTCATTGATACTGGTTGTCCGGCATCAGCACCTGGCATAGCAGTTGGCATAGGATCTTCGTTCATTCCACATTCTTCAATATGATCCATTGATTCAATTAATTTTTTCATACTCATATTCTCAGCCTCCTACAACTGCTTTAGTATTTTCTACATCGCTAATGTCAGATGACTCTCCAACTGGTGCACCTTCAGCACCACTGTGTTCATTTTCTTTGCGAGCTATTTCTAATTCTTTTAATAAATCCATAACACGATTCCCTGCAACGTTATCTTGGGCAGACTCGCCGCCCATATCTTCTTTTGTAAGCATTGCTTCATACGGAGCATCGTCTTTGGTTTCTTGATATTCTTCTCTTGGATCATTAGCATTACGTACAATAATATATGCTTGATCAAGTCCACAACAACGACCTATATATTCTTGTAGTACTTGACTAGTAGTTGGATATTCAACTTCTGCTTCAAAGTAAGTAACTTCCATATTTTGTAATTGTGGAAAATCTAAAGGACGTTCCTGGATTGGTGTTTTCTTGCCTGGCGTAATATTTACAACACTGTATTTCTTTAGTGCAGTTTCCATTCTTTCTACACACTCGGGCGTACAATCTGGTCCAGCAATACCAATTTTAAATTCGTATGTCTTTTTTGATTCTGTTAATATTTCTTTAAATGATCTCATTGTGCAATGATCCTGTCCTATATGTATTATTTATCTTTATCAAGGCCTTTTAGTTTCTCTAATAGACTGTTTCTATCAGTAACTACATATCCTTCGCCGTTGATCATACCGTCATCAGGGCCAACTTTTCCGTCTTTATCCATTTTTTCTTTTTTAAGTTGCAGTTCTACCATTTTAAGTTTTTTGTCTAGTTTTGCAACTTTAGCATCTAGCCCTGTTTTAAGAAAGGTTCCAGCAACTTCAAATACTCTACCACTATAACGCTGTTCTACATTCATACCTAAATCCATTAGATCCTCGTATGCTGTCATAGCTTTGTTTGCAACTTCATTAAGCTCCTTATCGGCCATGTCGCCTAAGCCTTTCACTTGCGGAAGTGCTGAACTAATTTTATCAAACTCTGCAATGTCACGCATAGTTTTATTAGTTTCTTCTATTTCATATTTTTGTTGTTCTTCTTCTTGAGCTTCTGCTTCTTGTATAATTTCTTTTGCGTCAGGCAAATTAAGAAGATCTTCTAATTTTTTAGTCATGGTTCCAATCCATTATATGCTACTATTATTTATCTTCTACGACCATTATGAAAAATATCCTGTTCAGTAACAATACGGAAATATACACCCTTTTGTTTACACCATGCTCTAGCTGCTTCCCACTTTGCTTGATTAACAATATAATGTGCTTGATTATGTCTGCTTTTTCCTAATTTTTCTTTTAGTGCTTGCGAGCTAGGTTTAACTTCAACTAACTCAACACGTTGCTTTCCATTTTTGTCAGCATATACAATAAAAAAATCAGGAACATATATTGTTTGCTTTCCTGTTAGTGGATTTCTGTAGGGGATACGTATTGATTCACTTGCCCATTGACTGACACTAGGATGTTCGTCACAAAATTTCATGAATGTAAACTCCCAACCTGATCTATACGTTGGTGTTTTATTACCCATATATTTTTTAGGATTTTTTAGAGTAAATTTGCCTTGTGCAAAATGTGCCATATCATATTACAACATTTCTTTGATCAAATAATTCATAGTTTAATTTTTGATCTTTGAAACCTAACGCACTAGTTTTTGATCTATTGAGATTTAAAATTTGAGCTACAATAACACTTAATTGTACATCTGTAACACCTTTTAACGTGTCTAATAATGCTTGAACATTTAAGTTATCTATTTTTGCTTGTTGTAATAATACGCTTGCAGTGTTTATAGCTGCTACTTTATCAAAACCTCTTTTTAAGAAGTAACCAATAGTTGCATCAACTTCTTCCGGATTATAATTAATATCTAATTCAAAAAAGTTTTTGTAATATTCCGGAGTCGGTTCTGTTGATAATGATCTTGCGTCTGTTGTTGTATCGCTTTTAGTTCTTGCCATTAAGCTACTCCTGCTAGTGCGTTTGAAGCGGTTTGGATTAATAAAAGATTCCCGCCTTGAATTAGATTAATTAGATTTTGATCTATTGCTGATTTTTCAACTGCTGTAGCACTATTATATGTATTAATATCAACATTTGGTATTACACCTGTATTAATTAAAGCTGGTGTAAGTAATGCTTTTGTTGCCGGATCATTTAACGCTGCTATGATTGCTGCTGCATCAAGTTGCGGAGAGTTAGATTCAGTAGCTGATGATACTGTAGTATCGGCTTGTGAATCAACATTATACACACCATTTCCGCCTCCAGTGACCGCAGCCACAGCCGCACTAACAACGCCGGCGGCAGCAGCAGAAGCAAAATTTGAAGCAGTATTTGATCCGCCGGTGAGAAACTCATTAACTGCTGCTCCAAGTAATGCAGGTAATAATCCGCCTGCTCCAAATTCGCCGGCTATTCCATTATCAATAATACCTAATGGACTCTTCTCTACATCGTAACCAACATCCGCATCACCAAATCCTACAATAGGATCTTGACTTACTTTCCCTTCACTATATAACACGCCTTCGTATGCAACTGTCATTGACGCTTCGTTGAATGATCCATCAGTGCTATCTACATTGCCGTGATCCCAAGCAGACAGTAAAGGATTTAATAATGTATATGCAAACCATTGTCTTCTTGCTAGTTGATATATTGTTATATAACTAAAAAACGGAGTTCTTTTTCTATTATTTAAACCGTAGTTTGGTACATCACCAAAATACTTGTCTCTTGGCAAATATGCCGCTTGTGATCCTGTTGGACTGCGGTTACCATCAGCAAAGTAATATTTGTAATATTCTTTAAGCATTGCACGTACTGCACCTAAATTATCATCATGCAATGTCATTCTAATATCTTGATAATCTAATCTTGTTTGAATGTTTTTCTTTCTATTGTATTGTTGTTTATTTTCTACACTTGCTCTAAAACTAGGTAAGTCTGTTGATTTTACAAGTATTCCTAATTCTTTTTGGAAAAGAAAAGAATTAGCAGTTGCACTATTGCCAACTTCTGCATTTGGCTGAAATACCACATGATACATGTACTTTTGTTTAGGTGCAAAAGTAAAATTACTATTGGTATAAATCTTGTGCGCATGTTGCGCATCGCGCAAATGTGTGCCCGCAGTAAAATTATAAAGGAAGCTGTCTACTATACTACTCATATAAATATTTATCCTTATAGATTAAGTACGTATATAAAGAAAAGCGAAGATTGACGTTAACCAATCCTCGCTTTTTATAATGCCAATCTTTGAAACTAGTTTAGTTAGAAACTGTTGTTCCGCCAATAGCGCCTGTAGTAGCTCGTGCAACAGACTCACCAATACCAGTAATATCATCGCCGCCAAATTGTACAGCATTATCATAACGGATTGTTAATGAAGTAGTTACTGCATCACTAGTAGCATATGCTAATGTATTGTAGTTTGCTGATTCGATATAACAACCTACTAGTTGGAATCTATCAATTACATTTGCTCCGTCTGTACCATTACCACCGTCTAGAATTTCAATTCTAGTTTGGAATTTGTACGAACCACTTGATACAGCACTTTGCTGCTCAAAGAAGTCAAACTGTCTTTGAAGTTGCTGACCAACAATTTTTTGTACGTTGTTGTTTGCATCTTCACGCAATGTAAGCGTAACTGGTTCCCATGTGTGCTTACCTGCAAGATATGTTCTTGAGTTGTAAGCATCAATTGTCATTTGTTCAAAAGATAAGTTAGGACGAGTTACGTCTACTACTTGTCTTGAAATTTCTCTTGTACCATCTGGTCCACCAGTAGTACCAAAATTATCTAATAATACTCTAAAACGATACTGTAATTTAGGCATCAATAAAGATGAGTTTGATCCAGCACCCTCTGTAGGAATACTAATGTTTTGTAGTGTTGTGATTGGCATTTTTTATAATCTCCTGTTACACATGTATTTATGCTATTTTGGGTGGAGTATTTCATCCACCCATAAAGTGCGCATATTATCCTAGTGCAGCAATCTCCCCAGTATTCTTAAGTCTTAGCGGAATGTAAATAAATTCAATCGCCTTAACTGGTTCAATAGCTACGTCTAAATAAAGCTCGTTACGATCAATTCTAGCTGCTGTGTTGTTTGATTCGTCACATACAACTAAGTAATCGTAAACAGCTCTTAGTGCTACCAATTCTAATAACAGTGCGTCTGCTGCTGCTTTAATTTGGTCACGTGTAATCTTGTCATTTGGTTCAAACAAGTATGGTTTTGCCAATAGTTCAAGTTGTCCACGTAAGTAAACAGTTAAACGTGCTACGTTAACTCTATCCAATGCACTTGCGTTTCTTGCACGAGTCTTTTGTCCAAATACTACTAATCCTGCACCACTTAAGAATGTAATTGGATTAATTTTATTTGAATATAGTGTATCACGCTGTCCTGTGTTTAGTGCTACTGAAACAAACTCTCCTTCGTTATTAATATAACCCGAGCTTGTTGCGTTGCTTACGCCACCGCGTCTTGTACCTGCTGGAGCAAACCAGGGGAACGCAACTTGGTCGTTAAGTATAATAGTACGTAGTGCCATATGACTTGGAGGAACAACAATGTTGTTACCAAAGTTGTCACTTGTAAAGCCTGCACCGTAATACATAGCCATATACTCGTCAAAGCTCACTGCACCATTGTCGTTATCTTCAACAGCAAGTCTAACGTTTGATGCCCATTCATTTAATGAAGTTGCATCTGGTGTTAAACGGAATGGTGTGTCACCAACTACAAACGATGTTAAACGTCTATCCGTGTTTAGTGTAATCATTTCACCAATTAGTTCAGGATAACCTGGCGCTGCCATTAAGTTAAACTGACGTGATTCTTCGTCACGTATTTCTTGGTTACTGTTTACTAGTGCTTGTAACGCTTGTACAACACTCTTGCGTTGTGCATGACGACCAAATGTTCCTGAACCGTCTTCGTTATTGCCTGAGTCTGTTACCCAACGATGTGGATAATAATTAGTTGTACTTAGGTCTCCGTAACGTCCGTTAGTTCCGTTAGTATCTACGTAGTTACGCTCAAAACGCTTAACATTGAAGCCACTTCTACGTGTGTTCCATAGCAACATACCTCTTGGATATAATGCTGGATCTGGAGCATCTGGATCTAAATAATCGCTAGTAACCATTTCTGAAATAGTTGCACTTGGTGCAACTAATGTTGTACCACCTGTGTCACCGTAGCGAGCATCACCAAACAAAATTCCATCTTCAGTAGTTTGGTCTGAGTTATCAACTAAAATCCAACCACTTGCTCCTGTTGCAGCAATAGTTGCATTATATTTGTAAATTATTGGATAGTCTTCAACACTTGCTGTGCTTACCCAAATGTCGCCTGTTACTAGTGCTGATGCACCGTCTGCTTGCGTTGTTGGTTCAGCTGCTGATACAATTGGACCTTGTGGATCTGTACCACTAAACGGACTTGCAATTGAGCTTTCACCTGACGCTCCGTCATATGCAAGACCTACCCAAGTATCACCATTGTGTACCATAATGTCAACTTCATCAACAATTGAATTGTACCATAGTGCGCCTTGTGCTGTTAAGCTCAATGGTGCGCTGTTTGAAGCAGTATAAGTTAATGGTGCCCAGTTTGAAGCTACAAACTGCTTTGGTGATGTAGCTGCTGTTGTGCCTGGAGCAAAATACAAGTTAGTTGTTCCACCAGCACTTGCACTAAAGCCAAATAGTTCTAAGCCACCGTCAGTGTCAACTAAGTCAATTTCACCGCCTAGTTTGTGTGAAATCTGTACTCGATTTTGTGCATCAACTACAGCAATAACATTTGTTAATCCTGCTGCGTTAATTTGGCCAGCTAATGTATCTGCATCAGCAATGTCAGCAGCAGTTGTAACGCTTACTGTAACTGGTGATGTTTTACTAGCTGAAGCTGCTGTTGTTTCTGCAATAGTAAATGTATATGTAGCTGCTGCAATACCTGTTGATGTAACTTTAGAGCTAGTAATTACAGTTGCTCCAATTGCACTTCTACGGTATATTTTAAAATCTGCAATTGGTGGTGTAGTACCGTTAACATTAACATCTGCAAACAAAGAATCAACAGTAATGTTTGTTCCGCCACCTGTTGGATCTAAACCGTAAATTGCTTGCTCAGGTCTACTAAAAATTGGTGTTACAACTTTGTTCCAAACAGCTCCTGCTGCTGAATATTGTTTTACACTAATGTTTGCGCCGCCGTTTGGTTGTGTAGTTTTAAGCCAAACACTGCCTGATGGTGCAGGTGATGTGTCTGAAGACTTAAAAGTTGGTACGCTTGTGTGTGGAGCAATTTGCACTCTTGGTGCAGAGTATGTTCCAGCTGTTAAACCTAAGTTTGCTACTAGTGTTCCGCTGCCTTCTGCAATAGAAACTGTTCCTGTAGCTGTAGTGCCCGAACCGCCTTCATCATCAATTGCTGTAGCATCTACATAAATTTTAATTCTGCTATCAATTAGTGCAGCATTTATGCCTGTTACTGCCGCTGCATTAATTGCTGCAACCACATCAGTAAATGTTGTACCGCCAGCAACGACTGAAACACCATTTAGTACAATTGTATGTGTAGCATCAACTGCTCCCGGCGCATTGGTGCCTGTTGCTGCTGGATAACTATCTGCCCATTCGTTACTTCCGAGTGCAACCCATTTGCCTGCATTTGCTGTTCTTGTTGCTTGTGATGCACCGTAACCTGGTGACTTATAAAATACTCTATTATCATTGCTTGAATGATCAATAGCATAGTCTCCAATAGCACCAATTGATTGTTTAGGTAAATCACTACCATCTAAGTCATCGCTTGATGTAATAGCAATGTGTGTTTTGCTTGAAAACGTTTGTCCGCCTACAGTTGTAATTGCGGCGCCGTTCCATTCTAAAATACCAAATTCACTTGCAAGCGTGTCTAACCACCATGCACCGTCTGCTGGTGCGCCACCTGGGGCTGTTGCACTTGCTTCTAATTCAGCTAAGTCAATATCTGCTCTAACTACATATGCACGATTTGAAACGCCTAATGATGAATAAGCAGCTTGTAATCCGTATTCGTTAAGCTCTCCGCCGTGAATCATATTGCCTGAAGCGTCACTATAAAATAGTGGATCGCCAAATGTTTCACCAAGCTCTCGCTGACTGGTGATTAAGTAAGGTTTACCAGCGTTTGCCTTTGTTGTACCTGATGCTGTTCCTGTGCCACTGCTTGAAAGTTTATTACTAGCAGTTGCTACAAAAATCATAGGTACAGTGCCGCCAGCTGCTGGGGTGTAGAATGATTCGTCAATTACACTGACTTCTACGCCTGGTGATACTAATGCCATGTTATTTCTCCTATTTGGATGACTAGTTGTTCTATATGTATATTTACCATTTAATTAATAAAACACCTGCAATACACACCTAAAAAAGGTACCAAAAAGGTGAGCTAAATACAGTATGAGACCTTTATGTGTATGCGGTAAAAGACCGGCTGCTATTAATTACAAGAAAGATGGCAAAACATACTACCGTAAAAAGTGCGAACAATGTTTACGCAACGGTGCAGGACACGGTATTCCTTTATGGGAACAGCGCGGATATGTTAAAAAAAATGTATGTGAAAAATGCGGATTTAAATCTAAGCATTCAGAACAATTCAATGTATTTCATGTTGACGGTAATTTAGAAAATTGTAGACCAAATAATTTAAAAACTATATGCGCTAATTGTCAACGTATTGTGCAAAAAGAAGGTATACGTTGGAAGCAAGGAGATTTAACTCCGGACTTTTAGATGTTCTATTAACTGATATGTATTGAACATTAATTGATCTAAATCTCTATTATTATCAATAGTAAAATCAGCCATCCATTGTTCTAAGCTCATTGAATCTTTTGATTCAGGCGGTAAATGATCTGATCTATCAACCCAAATTGCATAATCAAAAACATTAGTATTTTTCATAGCAAAGAATTCACGTTTGTTACGCAGTCCGCAATATATATCGTGTTCTTTGAATATTTCTCTACCTAACGTTGCTGCATCTCTTTCATTATAATCGCAAATAGCATCATACCATTCTTTACGATGATGATGTCTATCTGCATAACATTCTTCTTCATCTTTGTATTTGTATTTGTCTTTCAGCATATCAAAGATAAAAAGTTTTGAACAAAATCGACTACTGCTCTCAAAACTGTAACCGTAATTCTTTTCTAGTATTTCACAGACTGTGTCTTTGCCATGCCTGCCATGACCAATAACTAATAATTTAGGTAACATAAAATCTCCGCATAATATAATTTATATTATAACAAAAATTTAATATATTGTCAAGTGTTTTTATCCAATTAAAAAACCGTAACCAACACCACCGCCTACTTGCAGTGATAGTTCAGATTCTAATTTTTCCATTTCAGCTTGCGCTTCGGCTTTTAGTGCATCACCATTAAGTGTTGAGCCGCCTTGTGGTCCTGCAACAGTAGCAAACTTACTACGTGCTTCTCCTAGCATATATTTACAGGCTGCTAATGTATAATCTTTAATCCATTGCACAGCTAGATAATCGCTAAGTAATTCTGCATCAGGACGATAATTGTAAACATATAGTAACAATTCTTCTTCGGCCCTTGGACGTTGTAATAGTGTTAATTTTTTAGTTGTAGTATTCCATTTAAATTCAATAAATGAACCAAACATTCTACCTACTAGTTCTTGATGTTGTGAAAATAAATCGTATGTTGCTAATCCACCCATTTTACTACTAGACAATAGATATGTATTTGTGTAAGCTAAATTGAACGGTTCAAACATACTACCGCCGTCTCCGCCGCCGGTTCTTGAACCAATACTCCTGCGGAATAGTTTACGCACTTCAATTACTTCATTTGGTAGTACGTATTCGTTTTGATCTACTACTGTTGTTAAAAACATATACGATTCTTCAACACTATTATCACTGCGCTGTCTGAATTTTGTTAATGCTTTAGTTAATGCAGTTTGATAATGAATAGGATCTAATTCAACGTCTACCATTCCTCCACCGAGGAAAGTATTAACATAATCAAATACTTCTTGTTTTTGTGTTGCTAAATCTGCCATATGAGTTTCTCCAATAGTATTTATCGTTGGCGATAAATATGTATATGCCAAGACTATCATTATATAAACCCGAACGCGGCAATGACTATTACTTTTTGGATAAGCAAATCCAAGAAATGTTTACCATTGGCGGCACCGATATTAACATACACAAATACTTAGGTACTGATGCACCTAGTGAAGATGACCGTAGTGCTGTACAACCCGAGTACGATGCTGTAAAAGAAACAAATATACAAGATTTGTTATTCTTAGAAAATAGAGATAGAAAATACGATCCTGATGTTTATACAATGCGCGGCATTTATAATGTACAAGATATTGATTTTGATCTATCACAATTTGGATTATTTTTAAGTAATGATACATTGTTTATGACTATACCAATTAATAGCAGTGTAAAGACATTAGGCAGAAAGATTATGAGTGGCGATGTAATTGAATTGCCGCATTTAAAAGACGAATATGCATTAAATGACTACGATGTTTCACTTAAACGGTTTTATGTTGTAGAGGATGTAAACAGAGCCGCAGAAGGATTTAGTCAAACATGGTATCCACATTTATATAGACTAAAATTAAAACAAATTTATGATGGTCAAGAATATGCAGAAATACTTGATCTTCCTGTATCAGAAGATTCTGATACAACACTAAGAGATGTATTATCTACCTATGAAAAAGAAATGCAAATTAATAGTGCAGTAGTTGCACAAGCAGAAGCAGACGCTCCTAAGAGTGGTTTTGACACTAGTCATTATTATTCTATAGCAACCGACGATAACGGCAATATTGCATTACAAACAGCAGATGAAACTGACTTAGATGCAAGTAATATTAATATTAATGCAGATGAAATAGCAGATAGGCCTGATAGAGCAGGATATTCAGGATACCTTGTTAACTACGGCGACGGCAATGCGCCAAATGGTTCTCCATTTGGCTTTGGTATACAATTTCCTAGAGATAATGCAGACGGAGATTATTTTTTGCGTACAGATTTTTTTCCAAATAGAATGTTTAAATTTGACGGCTTACGTTGGATAAAGATAGAAGACAATTTAAGAATGGATCTAAGCAATACACTAGAACGCAGAACTTACAAGTCCTCGTTTATTAACAATACTGCAACAAATAATATAGACGGCGAACAAGTTGAAGAAAGACAAAGTCTATCAAAGGCGCTTAGGCCAAAAAAACCAACGGCGGATAATTAATGTTACATTTTTACGACGGCCAAATAAGAAGATACACTACGCAAATGATGCGTATACTAAGTAACTTTCCAGTAAAAGATGGTAAGGGTACAATTAAAGACGTACCAGTAACATACGGAGATTTAACTAGGCAAGTAGCAAGTATTATTAGAGAAAATAGTGAAAACAAACTTCCAACTGTTCCTAGAATAGCTGTATACCTAACTGGATTAGAACTTGATAAAGATCGTTTAGCTGATGCTACTTATACACGCAAAACAAATATAAGGGAACGTGCATATGATACAGAAAACGAAGAATATCTTAACTATCAAGGCAAAAACTATACAGTTGAAAGATTAATTCCAACTCCTTATATGATGCGATTAAATGCAGATATTTGGGCAAGTAATACTGATCAAAAACTACAACTACTAGAGCAAATACTAGTATTATTTAATCCTAGTTTAGAAATGCAAACTACTGATAACTTTATCGACTGGACTAGTATAACTGTTGTAAATTTAGAAAATGTAACATGGTCTAATCGAAGTATTCCTGTAGGTGTTGATAGTGAAATTGATATAGCAACACTTACGTTTAGTATTCCAATATATATTAGTCCGCCTACTAAAGTTAAAAAAATGGGCGTCATTACAAATGTTATTACTTCAATGTTTGACGAGTCAAGAGGTGATATTGACACTGGTATAAGTGCTCCTCAAATAAACCAATACGATGACTTTGCTAAGCCTGGTACAGTAGAAACTGGATTTGGTCGTAAAGCAAATACTGATATTTCAAAAGAGGCAGCTAACGTAAACTTTAATACATTTGGTGCATACGTAGACGGAGATACTGTAAGATTAGTATCAAATGGAGCCGTTGGAGTTAAAAACTGGAGAGAAATATTTATAGCACTTCCAGGAACATATGCTGCGGATGTAGCTAGAGTATTCTTTAGAAGCATTGATAATGATAGTACAGCAACTGGCACATTTACCCTTAATCCGTTTGATGAAACTATAATTAACGTAAATTGGGATGATGATAGTTTTCCATCAGACACTATTATTGCTGGTAGAACTAGTATTGATTATATTATTAATCCGTTAAATTACAATCCTACATCTATTAAAACACCTGGCTTACGCTTATTACTACTAGACAATTTAAGTAGCCCAGATGCAACAGAATATCCAGCAGCATGGAAAAATAGTGATAGCACAGGATTTTTTGCTAGTGCAAACGACATTATAGAATGGGACGGCAACAATTGGTCAATTGTATTTGATGCTAGTGAATCTACAGAAACAGTATATACTACAAATCTTAATACTAGTACACAATATAGATATAAAGATGATGAATGGTTAAAGTCAGTAGATGGAGATTATCCAGTTGGTACATGGAGGATTGACTTAACTGGCTAACTATATGTATGACAGATATGATTACATGTAGTGGAGCATTATTTTACACATTAGATACTAATAGATTTCTTTTCCTGCATAGAGCTAACGGCAAACGTAATAACATGTGGGGACTAGTCGGAGGCACTAACGAAGCTGCTGAAACTCCGTTCGAAGGACTTAAACGAGAAATTGAAGAAGAAATAGGATTTTTGCCAGATATCAAAAAAACACTTCCTTTAGAAAGTTTTTTAAGTGCAGATAGTAAATTTTATTTCCATACTTATCTTTGTGTAATACATTGTGAATTTATTCCTATCCTTAATAACGAACACGACGGTTATGCTTGGTGTAGTTTTACTAAGTGGCCAAAACCGTTACATCATGGACTACGTAATACTTTACAAAGTAGAGTTAATTTAAATAAACTAGAAACTGTATTTCAAACTATAAATCTCCTTGACAAATAGCTTAAAAGAAAGTATAATAAAGTTATGAAAGTCTTAGTTCTTGGTGACATAATCATCGACAAATATATTTACGGTACTAGTTCACGTATTAGTCCTGAGGCTCCTGTTCCTGTTGTAACATATAAACGTGAAGTTGAAACACTTGGCGGTGCAGGACTTGTATATGAAAATCTTAAAAGTTTAGGTGTTGATGTTGAGTTAGTTGAAACAAATCAGCCACACAGTATAAAAACACGCATTATATGTGACGGACATTATATCACACGAATAGATGATGATAAAAATGCAAATGGTGACGAAGTATTGAGAGCTATCAAACGTCAACCTAATCTAGAACAATACGAATATGTTATTCTAAGTGATTACAACAAAGGTACATTAGATGAGTCGATAGAGATTATTAAATATCTAAACACATTTGGCTGTAAGGTAATTGTAGATCCTAAAGAACATGCAACTCAATATAAAGACGCATGGTTAGTAAAACCTAATAACAGTGAATTTACTAAGTTTGGGTTTTGTCAGTGGCAAGGAAATATTATTACTACTAATGCTGGTGATAATGTACTTGCTAGTATAGATGGTGTTGAGTATAATCTGCCTGTTGCACAAGTAGAAGTATCAGATGTTACTGGCGCAGGTGATTGTTTCTTAGCTGCATTTGTATACGGTTTAACTAAGAATTATGATTATACGCAATGTTTAGAACTTGCTATTAAAGGATCTAGACGTGCAGTACAGCACGTAGGTACACATATACTTACACACAGTGATATTGAAGAACGTGTAATCTTTACAAACGGTGTGTTTGATATTATGCACACAGGACATTTTAATTTATTAAAAGAAGCACGTAGTTTAGGCGACAAACTTGTAGTTGGGCTTAATTCAGATGCAAGCGTAAAGCGCCTAAAAGGCAACGCCCGTCCAATAAACAATATAGAAAAACGTGTTGAACAGATATCTATACTACCTTGGGTAGATGAAGTTCACGTTTTTGAACAAGATACTCCTTATGAGTTAATTAAACATATACAGCCTAACTTAATTGTAAAAGGCGGAGATTATACTGTTGAAACTGTTGTAGGACATGATTTAACTGATGTGCATATTATACCTACAGTAGACGGATACTCAACAACACAAATTATAGAGAATAGCAAATGAGAATATTAATAACTGGATATAAAGGATTTATTGGAAGAAATCTAGCAATGTATTTGCAGCGTCAAGGACATGATGTAGAAGGATGGGAATGGCAGCCTGGTATCATTCCTAGTACAGAAGACTACGATTGGTGTATACATTTAGGTGCAATTAGTTCAACTACTTTTACTGATGTAAATCAAATACTAGAACAAAATTTTGAATTTAGTATTAGGCTTGCACAAGTGTGTGAAAACTTTGGTACTAATTTACAATATGCATCTAGTGCAAGTGTATACGGACCTACTACACATTTTACTGAAGATGGTCCTTTATTGCCGCAGTCGCCGTATGCATGGTCAAAATATTTGTTTGATAGATATATTACACAATACAAGGACGAATTCGGTATCTTAGTGCAAGGCTTCCGTTACTTTAATGTGTACGGAGAAGGCGAAGAACACAAAGGTGATCAAGCAAGTCCTTATACTAAATTTGCATATCAAGCTAAAGACAACGGTGTAATTAAATTATTTGAAGATAGTAATAACTATCTTAGAGATTTTGTATGTGTAGAAGACATATGTAAAGTACACGAACTAATGTTAAATGTAGATGCTACAGACATTTACAATGTAGGCACAGGACGTCCAGTAAGTTTTGAAACAGTAGCACAAACTATTGTTAACAAACTTGGCGGACAAATTGAATATATCCCAATGCCAGAAAATTTAAAGTCGCAATACCAAAGTTATACATGTGCTAATATAGATAAATTAAATTCTGTAATAGATATGAATTGGACAAATATAGAGGATTATATTAATGGAAAGTGAAACTACTCGATTAAATGGCGTTGTAGAAAAAGGATGGGGTTACGAATTAATCTGGGCAACTAATGACAAATATTGTGGGAAACTTATGGTTTTCCAAAAAGCGGGCGCTCGATTTAGTATGCATTTTCACCGAGAAAAAGATGAAACTTGGTTTGTAAACAATGGTAGATTTTTAGTAAAATGGATTGATACTAAAACTGCTAAATGGGATGAAAGAGAGCTTAAAGCAGGCGATACATGGCATAATCCTCCATTACAGCCACACCAACTAATTGCTATTACAGCAGGAAGTAGTATTACAGAAGTAAGCACACCTGATAGTGTTGAAGATAACTATCGAGTTGCGCCAGGTGACAGTCAAAGAGAAAACAATGAGCCGATTCCAGAAGCCAGTACAGCAACAGAATAGTTATACCAAATACGTTGTTGGTTTAGATCGCGACGGAGTAATCAATAAAGATCTTGGAACATATGTTACTAAATCTCAAGATTTTATTCCTATAGAAAAAAGTTTAGAAGCAATTGCATTAATACGATCTAAAGGTCATCAAATTGTAATTATTACAAATCAAGGCGGAATACAAAAGGGTGTACTTACAGAGACACAAGTAAATGAAGTCCACAAACACATGTTTGACCTTTTAGGAAAAGTAGGATGTCCAAGTATTGACGGATTGTATCATAGCTCTAGTAGTTTAAAACATGATTTTTTTGCTAAACCTAATATAGGAATGTTTGAACGTGCCCAAGATGAAATACCTAATGTTAATTTTTCTAAAGGCATATACATTGGTGATAAACTTTCTGATCTAAAAGCAGCAGATAAAATAGGCGCAAAGCCTATACTAGTGCGTACTGGATACGGATTAGAAACTGAAAAACTGCTTAATACTCGTTTTACTTATAACAAACTTAAAAAGAAAACTCGAATATTTGATAGTCTTTGGGACGTTGCACAAGCCCTTTAGGCTTGCGCTTCACCCCATTTAAGAATCAAGTTAGCTTCAACATTTGTACCGCCCACTTTATACACATTAATAGCAAGTACGTCTGGACCATTTGGGAATGTTCCTCGTCCACCTAGCGTAGTGTTTGTAAGCTCTTTCAATTCACTAAAGTCAACAGTTGCACGTTCTCCTGGTGTTGCAATAAAGGAGAACACAGTTTCACCTGGTTGTGCATAGGGTGGTTGAACGAATGTAAATTCTACTGTACCACTACCTGCTGTTAGTGTTCCACTAAACGAATTGTTAAACTGTATTTCATAAAATTCAGTAGATCCATGTTGTTTAGGAGTTATACTGTTAACCTGTGTGTTAGCAGGGAAAGTTACTGTGCCGCCGTTACTTAGATTTGTACCTTGCTTAACTCCTGCACTATCAACTTCTGATTTACTAAGATATGCAAAGTTTCTGCCTACAAGTGATTGATTAAACGTAAATGTCATAGTCTGACCAGAGCCTACAGTGTTTTGAACATTTTGAGACAGTCTAACAAAAACGTAATTGCTGTTGTTTTCATCTACAGAAGTAATAGTTGTACCGCTCCGTATGTTGCTGCCAGTAACTGTAGCACCAACTACAATAGGACCATTTGATTCATATTGTGATTTGTTTAGATATAGATAGTTACCTCGTCTCCAAGTACTATAAAATGTATTTACAGTAAATGATAAACTACCAACTGCTGTAGCTGTTGCTGTAGTAGCAGCATCACCTGATGACCATACAACAGAACCACCAGCAGCAACTTGGGCAAAGCTAGGCTGACCACCTTGCGCAACACCGCTCAATGTTGTCCAACCAACATCGTTTGGATTGATTGGATAGTTTTGCGGGTTAAGTACACCTTCAACAACAATACCGCCAGTTATTGGTGCATTACTATTTCCAGTATCAACACCGTCTGATGTAACTTCAAGACCTTGTAGCAACAATTGTGCTCTGTTTAGTAGTTCTCTTTCACCTAAGTCTCCAATAATTGCGTTTGATACACTAGGTGCTAGTCTAATCATAAACGCTGTTTGTTTAGTAGTACTAACCTCAATTCCTGGTTCTGCATATGAGAAGATATATCCTCTATCTTCATCAAATCCGCCGTCTGTTAAGAACGCCGAACCCCAGTGACTAATTAAAGGAGTAATTGTATTACTAATTAATATTACGCCAGTTCTTGCCTCATGCGGGACAGCTCCGCCTGCGCTATAAGTACGTTCGGCGCCTGCTTGGAAGTTAGTTAATGTTGTTCCTCTTGTTAAACCAGTTAGATGATTTGAAGAACGTCCACTAAACGTAATAATTTCATTATCAATATAAACAGTGCCGTATTCTGGGAAGAAACTTCCGTCCACTAGTTCTAAAGTAGTTGCACTTGCATCCAAATCTGCTGCTAGTTTACCCGGAGGTCCTTCGTTAGTAACTTCATAACGCACAGGCAAGTTACCTGAACGCATAAATGCTTCTGTGTTTACGTTTGAGTTACGCATTCTGTGACAGAATATAAAGTTACCATCTTGTCCACGTAGCATAAAGTCAATAAAACCAGCACCATACCAACTGTATTGAATACCAATCATTTGCATTTTAGCAATGTCAATGTCATAACCACTTGGTCCGGTGCCATCCAATGTGTCTAGATTAAAGTCAGCTGACTTAACTTTCTTATCAATAACTAGATTCATTTTTGCACCAGTAGCAGGAGTTACACCTCTAAAGTCAGGCGTAACAGTACAAGATGTTTGGCTAGTAACATTTGTTACCACGTGTGTCATACCTTTGATAATAACTCTATCACCTGCTGTTAACTGATCGCGGAATCTTGTGTTTGTTCCTGTTACTAGATTCCCGTCAACTTCAATTGCAATAGTTCCAGCTACCTGCTGAGTACCAGTACGTTGATTAACACTAACGTTAGTACCGTCGAATTCCCAGAAAATACCGTTTTGATCGTCAAAGATGCCTGAACGTACAGTTGCGCCGTGCCATGCAACAACACTCATTTGTGCGCCAAAACCAATGTTGGCTTCTTGTTTAAATGCTCCAATAGTATCTTCAACTACGGCTGTATTTCTTCTTTTCTTAAGTTCTGCAAGAGTATCTGCAATTCTTGTAGATAACGATTCAGCTTGTGAAACACCGTCTAAATAATTTATAAGATCGTTAGTATCATCTACAGTGAAGCTTCCTGAGTTGTTAATATCGCCCCACGCATATCCATCTGGTGCAGTCTCGTTGATAAAGAAATCGTGTATGTCATTAGTGTTAGTTCCACCTGCTGCTTCATCAAATGCAACAACTAGTGGTGACGTATTAGTCGGCGAGTTTAAAACAATTTCTGTAGTGTCGCCTAATCTGCGTTTTGATCTAACTGTAAATGAACGTTCACTTAATACTTCTTCAACTGTGTAATCAAATCCTGGAGGTACTTCTGGATTAACTCCTGAATTATATCCCGGTGTTTCTACACCTAACAATCTAATTATACCACCTGCTTGTACGCCGTGATCGTTATCATCTGTTGTAATAGTAATTAACGAATTAAGTTCTGTTCCAGCTGCCGATATAGTTGAAAGATCGTAACTTGGAGCAAATAGCGCACCAGTTGTATACATAATACCCTTACCTGATTGGTAACGAATATATTTTTTACTTTGACGTATTGCTTGTGCGCCATGCTGTGGACCGCCTGTTCCTAACTGCACACCGCCATCAAATGGTCTGTGAACAAAGAAGCTGTCTGGCCTTGCATATATTACGCCATTGATCGGATCAGTAGCATCTGTTGTAATTGTTCCTGCTGCTCTAGCAGTATATCTTAGTTTATCTATTGCCGGAATATTAGTAACAAGGAATGCTCCGTCTGCAAGATCATGATTGTTTGTTCCGTCATCTGTTGATGTTGCTGTAATAAACGTATCGCCAGGCACAAGTCCGTGTGCAGCAGGGAATGTAACTTCTAATGTTGCAATAGCACTAAACGTAATTGCTGTGTTTGCAGCCATTTGCCCTGTTGTTGCTTCTGTCATTGTAAATGTTGATATTAACGGAACTTGTGAGCCTGGATTTGCTGGCTGTTGTGTTGTTGTAAATGTTGTTAATGCATTATTAGATAGAGTATCAACACCTGTAACTGTGATAGTAATATCATTGGTGCCATTTACACCGTCCATATCACTACCATTAAGTATTAATACATCACCTATTTCATATTGTGTTCCGCCGTCACCGTCTATTTCTGCGTAGCCGCCGTTTATTCGCTGAACACTAAATTCAGCGCCGGCGCCCGGTCTATTAACGTTGGTTGGCAATAAACCTAAATAAGTTTCTGTTCCACTTGTTGCTGTACCTGAACTACTAAATCCTGTAATTGCGCCAGTGCCGCTTACACTTGTTACTGTAATAGTAATGTCATTTGCTGGCGTTTGACCTTGTAGATCTGTACCTAATATTTTAAGTTCTTGATCTACAAAGAAGTTAAGTCCGCCAGTGTTTAATGTAACTGCATAGTTGCTTGGTGTAAGAGCAATATCAAATAATGCTCCAGTACCTAAAATAACTGTGCCTGTTGCATCTGTTGTATCACCAGTATTTGAACCAGTGCCTGTAACACTAGCAGCAGTAATATCGCCTGTTCCGCCAACATTGTCAATTGTAACTACAGCATCGGTGCCTCCACCAATTTCTGCCGCTGCAACTGTAAATTGGTCTCCAATACTATAACCAGTACCTGGAGTAGTAACAATTACACTGTAAGTTGTTCCTTGCATTCTAATATCAATTACTGCATCTGCGCCACCCGAACCATTAGTGTATGTATAAGGTACAGAAGCAAACAACGCATCAACGTCTGGTGCAACACCGCTTTCAACTACTATAGTATCGATATTTCCTGTTTCACCGCCGGCTCCTGTAGTAATTCCCGTAACTTTTATAATTAAGTCGTTAGTACCGTCAACGCCGCCAGCAAATGTACTACCTAAAATTCTTAGTCTGTCGTTAACTACAAAGTTTTCTGAAATATTTGGCGGAGTACCTTCAACGCCAACTGAAGTATATGTGTTACCAGATAGTGTTACTGTAAATTCTGGCGGATTAATACCAACGCCGCCTACTAGAGTTGCATCTAATGCTGTATAGTTTGCTGTGCCTGCAACTGCTGTACCTGTAAGTGTTACTGTTGCAATACCGCCAGTTGCTGTAATACTATCAACTGTACCAAACATATCATTGGTGCCAGTTGCACCACCTAATTCAGTTCCGTCAATTTTAAATGCATCACCTACCTCATAATTAAGACCTGCTAAATCAATTGCTGATAGAGAATAAGATCCGCCGGATCTTTGTATATCAAGCAACGCACCAGTACCAATAGGCTGAACTGTTGTTGGGGTTAATATTGGATATGTTTTTGTATTTGACACAAGTGGTGCAGTTAATGCACTACTTAATGAAACTGTACTTCCTACAACATTGTTAATAAATGTTGCTACACCATCGCCTCTATCTAATGCTAGGTTTGGAACAACACCGGTTGCATCAAACAATAGTATATCTGTATCTCCAATATTAGCATTGGATCCAATATTTAATGTTAAGTACTCGCCACCGCCTGCACTGTTATCAATAATATTAGTAACCTGTGAACCTACTGGAATAAGAGGACTTGTTAAAGGTGAACCAACTTCAGGTGAATTACCGTCAAACGGAATAGTATTTGCTCCGGTTTGGACTATTAGCTCAGACACCATTGCACCCGAAGAACCGTTACTTAATACATCAAATTCTGCGCCGTCAATTCCTGCTCCGGTATAAAAACCACCTTTTCTTAGTTGAGTATAACCGGCTGCTAATTGCTGACCGTCTGCTGTTCCTACTTTTGATTTAGCATAGTACTGGAAACTTAAATTAGTTGGTACACTAATAATAACAAACGAACCTTCAGCTCGTGCAGCGCCTGCAACAGATGTTTCAAGAGCTTTAATTGTAATAGGTGTACCTACGTCAAATCCGTGTGCTGATACTGTTGTAACTGTAATTAGCGAAGCACCAATACCGTCTGTTCCTGTACTTGCGTCAGTTACAACACTTAGAACACTTGTATCTGTTCCTGGAATTTCATATACACTTGGATATCCGCGCATCATAGAAATTGCAGACCATTTAGTAGGCTGTAAGCCGTATTCAAAGTCAGCATCAAGCATACTTAATGGAGGAGCAATACGCATACGTTCAATTGCATCTGTTCCAAAATCATATGGTCGTTGTGTTACTACACTTTTTCCATTTTCCATTTTTTCTACAAAAATTTGTAGATCGTCAGTTGTTGAATGTGTAGTTGTATTGTATTTTAAATTAATAGTAGTTACAGCATCAGTTGTTTGTAAATACTTTGGAAAATCATCGTCGCTGCCATGATCTTTAATAACACATTCTGCACCGGCTTCGGGGTCACTAAAATTATAAATTATTTCATTTTTAGTTGTGTTAGTAACAAGCAATAATTCGTCCGAAGTATATCTACCTTGAATTTTAATATTACCTAAACCTGTTGTTTCTGCTGTAGGAAGGCTAGTAATTCCGTTAGTAAGAACATCAACAGTGTTTTGTGAAAGTGTTACAGCTCGCATACTTGCGCCAGCAATCACTGCTCCTGTTACTGCACTTGAAAATGTATGTAATGAAGTATCAGAACTTATACCTACATTCATTGTAATAGATGTTGCAGTGACGCCAGTAATAGTAATTGGTTTATTAAAATATGGATCACGCTGCAATTCATTAGGAACACCTGCTCTGCGTGGATAAGGATGTAATGTAGCATTACCATCTAATGCACAAGTAAATGTTATTCCATCTGGTCTAATAATAATTTCATCATCAGCTTGAAGTGTGTGCGTACCAATCTCTAAAGTCATAATACCTGTTGAAGGCGTATATGTAGCATCAGTAGGCGTATAATGTGTTGTTTCTGCAGGTGTTGATGTATCTATAGTTTGTGTTACACCTACTTCATTTTGTGCGGTCCATGCTGTGTTATAAAGAATGTAATCTCTAATTAAATCTTGCAAAAATGCATGTGTGTCAATTTCTGGTATTCTATTTCCGTCAACTTGTGCAACACCTTGATCCCAATAGTAACTTATTGATTTAGTAATGCTTTCATTGCCACCATAACGGATATCGTGCAAATAAGAATCAATAATATAACCTACATCTCTTTCACACTTTGCTTGATTATATGTGTATCCAGTTTCCCATGTTACTTCGCTAACAATTTTATTCTTGTTGTTCATAATAGAATTTTTAGCTTGTTGCAGTACGTTTGTAACCCACCCAACACTAGGCACTGTTCTAGTTAATAGATCTAAAGTTGCTACTCCTGTTTCAATAACATCTGACATGATGTCAATTAATCCAGTAAGTGTTGTTCCTTCACCTGCGTCTGCATTTGATCCTGATGTTACTTGTGCAGTACTGTTTCCAGTGCTAACTGTTACAGTAGAACCTGTTACAACTTGAGCAATGATTGTTTTTAATCTACCATAACCTGCAACTACTGCGTCTTGATGATCGCCTGTTATTGATGCAGCAGGGTCAGATGAATTTGGAAATAACTTTGCACTATCAAAACTTGCACTATTTCCGCCATAAAGAATATCATATATTGCTGCTTCAATAGCATACTTTACATCAGTTGAACCTTTTGTTAAACCATAAGCTGCGTTAACGTCATACGAAGGATAGTTTACAAGTGTCCATGCTAAAACTTCGTCTCTTAAAAACGTTGCGTTTGCTATAAGTCTATCTTTTGCAGCAATTTTACTTGCTGTTGCATTTGTTGGATTAGTAACTGAAAGGGCACTAGCTGTGCCAGTTCTCATAATATTTTTAATTTCAATAACGGATGATTTTACTCTTGCCTTTGCTGAAGTATCAGCAGCTACTTGAGGAATCAACAGCATATGATTTAATGCTCTATCAATTGTTCTAAAAACTGTTTCTGAATTATCGATAGAGTAACCTTCAGCTCTACCTAAAAATAATGCATTAAAGTTTGTATTTAGTGCAACATCAAATGCTGTACCGTCGATTATATATCCTATATCCCGTTTACATTTAGCTGTGTCAGCAATTTCTTTGTTAATGTATGCTGTGCTTTCTGCTTGCAAAAATGCTTTGTTAGCATTTAGTAGAGCATATGCATTCGGGTACAGATTTCCTTCAGTACCGAGTCCTGGGGTAAATTTATAATTTTTTACTTGTGTTTTTGCCATGTTTTATAATCCAAATGCTACTGAAAATGCTACTGCTGTTTTATCTACATAACCTTTATTTGCTACACTTTTCTTTGTTGTTAAAACATTATTAACATCAGCTGATGTAAATGTAGCAGTTGAAGGTGTCGTTACGCCAATTGTTGTATTGTTTATAGTACTTTCTGTTATGTTACTAGTATTTATAGGAATTGATAACCCTGTACTATTAATTTCTCCTACAAAAGAATTATTGTTTTTAATAACAATTTTATTTGCAGCGTCTAATTCTAAGTTTGTGTTTGATGTAATATTACTGACGCCAACACCGTTATAGTTAACACCGTTGGTTGTTAAAAAACCTTCAACAAATATATCTTTGCTTACGCCTATGCCGCCAGCAACACGCAGGGCACCTGTATCTCCAGATGTAGCATTAGTTGGAGCTGTTAGTGCTAGTTCACCAAATTGTCCTGCAGCATCAGTAATTGTAATTATATTGTAAAGGCCTGTAGCTGCATCGCCGTAATATAATGTGTCTGGAGCATCAGTTGAAACTGTAAACTGTAGTATACCACCAGTTTGTCCTTGGGCTGCTGCTTCGGTTGTAATTACACCATCATCATGAGTATGTTGTAATCCTGTATTATATAGTGTGCCTTGATCGTCACTAAAAATACTAAATGTATTTTCAGTTAAAGTTAAGTTAAAAGTATATCGTGTAACTCTATTAAGTGCTAAGGAAGGGTTTTGCTCAGGCTCATTATTAATTAAGTAATAACCTACTGCGTCAGTAAAGGAGTAGTCAGTAGCGCCACCGGCGCCGCCTCCTCCTGCACCTGCTGCTTGAATAGAAGTTGCAACAATATTACCTTGGTCATCGACGCTGAAGTTTGGACTTGAAAATCCAAACTGTGAATTAAAAGGTTTATTTACTACAGGCATCGAAGTCTCCGTTTAGTATATTTATACAAATTTTAATCTGCAAGGGTTTGGAAGTACGTTGCCGTATACATTACCCTTGCACCCTCTTTGCCAGCTGCTGCCGGACTTACAATTAATTCAAATGAAGACTTATCAACATTTGCACTAAGAGTTAAAATATCAGTACTTAACCCAGCCCTGCCTGTAATTGTAATTGCTGCATCATCCGGACCAGCAATTGCAAGTACTTGAATTGTCTCTTTATCATTTCTTCCGTTGTCTGCAATGATTGTATAATTAGCACTCATAATTTCACCAATGTGCCATTTATCTAATACAATATTGCTGTGAAGAGACTTCCAATGGTTTTTATAGGCAAATTGTGTGTTGTTTCTTAGTCTAAGTGTGTTGTGCGCACCCTTAATAAAAAAATCTCTAAATTCCATGCTATTTCCTAAAGTTCAGTTTCTAGTATTATTTATCTACATAGCTATAAGTAAAACATAATAGGAGACTACATGTTTAATAAGAAGATAGTGCTTAAAGCTCTCACTCCTGATTTAAGTGTATCAATGAATGCACCCATAGTATATGGTGAGAAATTAGAAAGACCTAGTTGGCTTAAATCTATTAAGAGCACTGTAACTCATTGGAATGAACGAATAGGTTTATATGATAAATCTGGAACTGTAGCTGTATGTCCTGGTATTAGAGAATACTTGTCAAAACCAATACACATCAACATGTGGGAAGAAGTTGACATACGAATTAACCCCGATGGAAGCTGGACAAATACTCCAAGTAATGCAGGAGGTGCTTGTCCAATAGATATTTCAGAACATCCAGAGGACCAATGGAGGGGAATGTATCCTGGAAAAAGAGTTGCTCTTAAATTGACTAGTCCATGGAAATTTACGTGTAACCAAGACATTGGGTTTTTATTTACAGAATCGCACTATAGCACATCTTATTTTAGAGAAAGAGACATTTGGTTATCTCCAGGATATACGAACTTTAAATGGCAACATTCTACTAATGTTCATTTAAATTGTCCAGTTAAAGATGAACCTTATGTTATTACACTAAAACACGGAATGCCATTAATATCTTTATTTCCGTTAACGGAAAGAAAACTTGATTTACAAATTGAAAAAATAGATTTTAACACATGGGCAGAAATAGGCGAACATTTTCCTAAAATTAAATTTGGAAAATATTATAAACAGCCTGGATTTAAAAAATGAAAACAGTATATTGGGCTCCGTGGGATAGAATAGATTTATTAGAACCTATGTATTTAGGATTTACCGAACCAGTAAATGTACTTGAAGATTTACAAAAAAGACAAAATAAAGAAAATAATCAAGATAACTTTTTAAATTGTCCTGCTTTTGTAAACAGTAGTAAAAATCTTTTTATGCTAAACAGTCCTGTTAATATAGATGTTGACATTTTTCCTGAGCATCTAAGAAATAATCTTAGCGATAATATACCATTTAATGAAAGAAATTTTATTTTGAAACAGCCGTCTTTATTAAATGCTTATACTGTAAGATCTGCAGGCGCATGGATCTTTTTTTGTGAAGAAGAATTAGAAATAGAATCCATGCATCCGTATATGCACAAAACACCAGTTACTGATGCAGGATTTTATGTTCCCGGAAGATTTGATATCTCACAGTGGTTTAGGCCATTAGAATATGCATTTCAACTGCACGAAGGTAACACAAATTTTAAAGTGGGTCAAGGTGATCCTTTAATGTATGTTAATTTTAAAACTAATGAGAAAGTAAAATTACAAAAGTTTTTTCTAACCGAAGAATTATTATCGTTGTCAATGAGTTGCGTAAGATTAAAAAATACTTGGAAGCAGAGAAATTTAAATAAATTATACGACATTTTTAAAGGTTCAAAAATAAAAAATCAATTAATAAAAAAAATCAAAGAAAATTTAATATAAATGATACACAGTTTATTTCCAACTACCGTATACAATATACAGATTGCTAATACAATGCGACTCGAGTTGTTAGACGCATGTAATAGCGTGTTGACAGATGTAGGTGAAGATCATTTACTAAATATAGAAGGTTGGAATAGTACATTACACTCGGCACCTGATGAGTCAAATGTTATTAATAATATTCCTATAGTTATTGAAACATTTAAACTTATTAAAGAATCTATACAAGATTTTTTAAATCAAAGAAACCAACCATATTTTGAAGAAGATATGCAACACCCGTTTGGGTTTTTTAGTGATATGAAAAACAATGGATATTTACGTAGACATGCACATTTGGATTGTAAATTTAGTGGAATTATATATTTAGAAGTAGGCGATAATGTTCCTCCTTTAGTATTTCATGATCCTAGACCGTATACTAAATTTGAATCTAGTAAATATTGTACTAATCCTGTTATTACTATTCCACCGCAGCAAGGAATGATGTTGATATGGGATCACTGGTTAGAACATGAGGTGTATACAAAAACAAATGACAACCCTCGTAAAAGTTTTACGTTTAATATTTAGGAAACAAAATGGATAAAAATTTTAGAGAATCTATCCAATGGCTTAGCGTTCCAATACATTTTTGGGAGTTTAGTTTTGAGGATACCGACGAGTACTCTGTAGAAGAATTACACAATGATGTAGAGCGTGTTATTAAAGAAGTAGGCGATGCTAGGAATAAAGAAACAAATGTAAAGGCTACTATAATGACCGATTGGCTTATGACCGATCACAAGCCTTTTAAGTATATTTGCGACCATGTTGAATCTTTAATACAACAATGGCACAAAGAAAAAAGTGACTTAGATTTAAAAACATTTATGACAACATGTTGGGGATCAATATATACTCGAGGAGACTACAGTGAACTACATGCACATGTGCCTGCTTTGTATAGCTGGGTGTATTATGTAAAAGTAGACGACGATGCTGCTCCGCTTCATTTCCCACACGAACCCGGAATGTATTATAAGCCTAAATCTGGGGATGGAATAATTTTTCCCGGTTGGTTATCACACCAAGTACAGCAACATCAAAGCGATAATGAAAGAATTATTGTTGTAGGAAACGTTGAAGGAACTGGTGCAATTAGTTACCCTCAACGTTCATTTACAGATGTTAATTTGTAACTGTAATTAGTTTTCCGTATTCAGGAAGATACAGATATTCAATATCACAACTTGCTAGTGTGCGTATTGCATCATCAAGTGTTTCTACAAGAGGCTCACCACCTAAGTTAAAACTTGTATTAAAGATAATTGGACACCCTGTTGCATCCTTAAATGCTTTAATAATATCATAGTAATGTTGATTCTGTTCTCTAGTAACAGTTTGAATACGACACGTTCCGTCGACATGAATAATCGCTGGAATTTTTTCTTCAATGCCTGGCTGGCAATTTACAGCATACATCATACTAGGACTATCTTCCATGCCACGAAGATCAAACCATTCGTGTACATCATCTTGTAAAATAGTTCCTGCAAATGGGCGGAAGTATTCACGGCGTTTTACTTCGTTAACATGATCTTTTCCGTTAGGATCTGTCGGATCATATAAAATACTTCTATTACCTAAAGCACGTGGTCCTGCTTCAGAACGTCCTTGAAATAAGCTAACAATGTTTTTTGATGTAATTAAATTTACAATATCGTCATGAGTTGCATCACTAATTGTTGCATCATATTTTTGTGCTGCTGTTTCTATTTCTTCGTCAGTATAATTATATTCTAATCCTAAATACAGTCCGTCATCTTTATAATCAACTTCGGCATGATCGACGATATCTTTATATACTAGCATTGCAGCACCCATCGACGTGCCTGCGTCATTTGAAACTGGCTCAACGTAAATGTTAATTCCTTCATCTTTTAACTGCTCTAAATACCAATAATTTGCCACACAATTTAAACCGTAGCCTCCACTGATTACAACATTATTATTGCCAGTCATTTCAACAGCTTTTCTAATTAGTCTTAAAACTTCAGCCTGTGATTCTGTTTGTACAGCATAAGCTAAATCTCTTCTATTATCTAGTTTAGTTAAATCCTCAAAATTTACATCTGAATTTTCTGTAAATTCATATGCTTGATGATTAATGTATGCGCCGTTTGGATACTGTGGAATAATAAAATTTCTATTAGATAAACTATGTTTTGTATTTCCAAACAATTTAGGAAATGCATCGTTTGGTTTACCATATGGAAATAATCCCATTGTTTTTCCAGCTTCAATAAAATGCCAGCCACAAAAGTATGTTACAGCTTCATATGTTTTTACAATTCCAGCTGTGTCTGAAATTACACACTCAAACGTATGACCTTCTGGATCCATAAATGCATCGCCATTATAAGTATCCATTGTTGTTAACGATGCATCTTTACAAGCTACATGTTTATATAATGTATGAATTTGATTTGGATACTCGCAAGAATAAATTGATTCTGTTTCATAGCCAGGAGCAGGCGCAGCTGGGTTATTGTTGTGATCAGTCTTGTTAACTGGCATTACTGATCCTGCACCATCTACAATTACTGCAACAGCAGATTCAAATCCACTTCTATAAAATGCACATGCAGCATGTAATTTATGATGAATTTTTCCTAGATTAACTACTTGCGGATGTTGATTAGGATCTTCTGTTCTTGAAATTAGTCCTGTCTTCCTAAAAAAAGAAGTGTAAATATCTTCGCCTGTAAAATCAGTTCTTTGGTTACCAATATCTTCTGTTGTATGGCAAAGTACAACATAGTCTATTTTATCTGTATAGTCTAAAATTTTCATCATAACAGTTGTAGGTGTGCCATCATACTTGCGTCTTGACAGTCTTTCTTCTTCAATGGCAAATACAACTTTGCCATTTTTTAAAAGACACACACTTGCATTGTGTCCTCGAGTAATACCTGCAATCCAAATATCCTTCATTATGTTTTGTCCTCAATATCTTTGATAATTTTTTTAATAATATCATTTAGTTCTTTTTCACTAAAATCCATTGCTAAATCATTTTTTCTATTTGCTAAATCTGCGTCAACACCTTGTTCGCATAGTCTAATTGGAAAATATTCAATCTGTAAGTTTTCTTTTTGTAGGATTTGAAAATGGTCTTTATATGAAACATTTTCAGCAAATGTACTTCCTAGCACCACTGTTCCTGGCTTATTAAATGCTTTAGCCATATGTTGTCCAACACTATCACATCCTACAAAGTAATCACAACTTTCAATAATAGCTGCCCATTGTCGAAGACTTGTTTGTACTTTAAATGTTGTATCATCTACTTCGTTATTTTCACCCATGAAAATTACATTATATTTTTCTTGTAACTTAGTTATAATAGTTTTATAGTCTTTTACACTAAATGATCGACTCATTGGATCAACCATTTCATTTACTTGCGGAGCCGGTGTGGCTGATCTTCCGAATGGTTGTATTACAATTGTTTTTTCTTTATTTTGCATTTTTTGTGAATTTACAATTGCGTCAAGTGCATTTAGTTCTTCTGTTTTATTAAGAACAATTTTAATATTTTCTAAATCGCTATGATCATCAGTTTCATTAATAATGTGATCAAACGCTTCTGTTAAATGTCTTGTTTGATTATAGTAACCGTGATCTTGATAAGGTTCAGGCTGTATTAAAATATTAGGCTGAATAATATCTTTAAATACGCCTTTATGTTCGGGGGTATAAGTTATGTCTTGTAGTTCAGGAATACCTACAAAGAAATCTAATCCGCTTCCGGATAGTATATAAAAATTAGGTCCGTGCTTTTTATAGTATTTTAGTAGTGCTGGAATAGAGCATAGTACGCGACCGGCGCCGCCATTAATTCCAAAGACTTTTTTCATGAAAATGCTTCCTATCTAACAGTCAATTACATAATTAATTATATGTTGTCTGTTAGCTAGGAAGCTAAATGTGGCTAATTTATACGCCTAACACTGTTTTCATATGAGCAACCCAAGCTGTCTGGTCTGCTTCAACAGTTTCCATATGTGCAAGGTAAGATGCTTTGTCTTCGTCTGGTAAAACAATTTCAGATAATGTATGTTCTTGAGGTGTTCCATCTAAAAATGTAATTGGTTCAGGAAACTCAACAATATCTGGATCATCATTTACGTCTGCTTTTACACCAGCAATTAAACGCTTTGTGTCAGCTAATACTTCTTCCCAATGCGCTAAATTATCAGTAGTAATTTCTGGAACTTCTGGTAGTTCTCTTATCGGAACATACACTGGCTTTGGAAAAGTTTTTGCTAACTTTTTACGTGCTTCTAAAGAAGTGTCAACTGCACCTTCTAGATTTGCATCTGCGTCTGAATCGTCTGGGGTTGTGTCCATTGCATCCTGTTCAGCTTTAATTTTATCTCTAAGGGCCTGTTCAGCTGCAATCTTAGCAGCATCAGAATCTACTCGTGCTGCCGATATAAGTGGACCAATGTCATTGTTATAATCGTCGCTGCCTGGCTCATAAAATTTAGAATTATGCCAATAGTTTCCTTCAACGCATAGTGCATCATCTGATTCTAACCATGTGTTGTTGTCGTTATTAACTAACAAATTGTCTGATTCAGTAGCAACCACTATGTCAATGTCGAAGTTATTCTTTTTTGTTCTAAAATACATTAATATTACTCCTTAGTATACTACTACTACAGCACCCGAGCCGCCGGTTGGGTAAAGTCTATTACCACCGCCACCTGGGCCTGCTGCTTCATTTGATGTTGCGCCAAAGCCAAATTTAAAGTCTGCTACATTAGTTCCGTCTCTAGATTTTAGTGTTGACAATGGAATAATACTATTACTTGATGGCTTTCTAGATTCTGCATCTTTAGAATAACCTAGTGTATAGTAAAGTGATCCACCGGAACTACCGTATAAGTTTTCCATAGCAGCACACGATCCACATGCACTATTACCGTAAATAAAACTAAAGTGATCTTGGCCAAAACCTACATAACATACTACTGTGTCGGAAGAGCCGCCTCCACCGCCACCACTTGCTACTTCAGGTGTTAGTAATGTTGCATCACTTACGCCTTGATATCCGTCAGCATGTGAACTACCTGCTTCAGCGCCAATTCCTACTGGACAGTTTGTTACTTGGAATGTGTCATCACTTGCTGGATACATTTGTCCACCAGCGCCTTGTCCGCCTGATTTAGCAAAGTTAGTTACACCAGCAGCACCGCCACCGCCGCCACCGCCGCCGTTGACGCACAAATACACACCGTTACACATTCTTTGGCAAATACACTGTGACCACGGCATGTTACTATAACATCTTCCGCCAAATACGTTATGATATGTTACCAAACATAGGCAGTTAAAATTAGTCTCACCGCCCCAGTAGAAACAACAACCACAAGTATTACCGTTTACCCCTTGTGATGGTTTTAAATAAGCAATTGTACATGTACAGTGATATCTTCTTCCGCCAAATGTGTAATCATAGCCGCCTGCTGTCCAGTTTGTACATGTACAGCCTTCTCCTGGTCCGCTGCTCGCGCCGCCGGTACCTGTTGCTGTAAGTGTTCCGTCTACAACACTGTCTTCTCTAAAGAATGGAATAAACACGCCAGCGCCGCCAGTTCTATTAACATCGCCGCCTGCTGCTGTTCCGCCTGCGTTAAAGTAACCATTAATACAATTTCTATAACCACATACTGGTAAGTCAAATCCTAAACTAACTAAGTTATCATTTGAATTATCTCTTGCTGTACTGTTTCCTGCACAGTTCCACGATATTGATGAATCTGTAGCATTGTTTGCTGTTACTGTCTGGCCGCCGATTGATACACTACTTGCTGACAACCCGCCTACAGAGCCAACGTTAATTGTCATAGATGAGCCAGGTGCTACACCATCAAATGTTTTTTCCGAGTAGCCGCCGCCGGCGCCTACAAGGTGTCCTATAAAGTTTAAGCAGTATTCTGTTCCTGGAGTATCAACACCAGAGCAACATGTTGAGCTACTTTCAAAACAAAATTCAGTACTTCTATAGTTACTTCCGGCACCAATAACAAAAACTTTAGCTTTACTTACTCCTGCAGGGACCGACCACGTTGCTGTGCCGGGTGTTGAAAACACTTCTGCTCTCGAATAGCTTTGCTCTACGCTACTACTTCCTGATATAAATCTTCCCATAATAAATTCCTTACGCTGTTGATGTTGTTATGCCGTATGCTATTGCGTTTACGTCAACAGCACTTGACCGTACTACAATTCGCTGATCTGCTCCAACTACAACGCCGGTTCTTTCTAGTACACCTTTTGGTGGTACACCTACATCGTATTCAATGTATTCTGCGTTAGTTGGTACATCAGCATCTGTAATTGCTATTCTAGCAGTAACAGTGCTTCCACTGCGATTAACAATATTAACTGTTGCTACTGCAAAAGTACTTGCCGGCGCGGTGTAAAGAACTGTATCTGCGTTTGCTGATAAGTTTTGTGCTCCTAATTTTCCTGACATCTTTTAATCTCCATTATCTCTGTAAAAAGTAGTTTAGTGCTAACGGACTACCAGAAATACCACCGGTAAAATTCGCTCTGCTTGTTATATTTATCGTATCATCAGTTACGTGACTAATACTATTTAGTTGTATTTTCACATTACCTGCTTGTATACTGTTAACATTTAGGTTGCTTCCACCGCCACCAATTTGTGACTGGATGTAAGTTCTAATTGCTTTTTGTGTTGGTACAATGCTGTCGCTATTTGCAGCAAATGTACCGTCTGTGCTAAATTCGTTAATAGCAGTATTTGAGCTTCCTAATGTAATAACACCAAGTTGCAATTCTTGTAGACCTGCTAAGTTAAACGCATCAGCATTAAGTGTTGATTTACCTGTTGACTGTTCAACACTAAACAGTTCGCCTACTCTAAAGTTACCATCTTGGTCAGTTGATGTATAGAATACTCTACCACCACCTTCTTCTTTAGTTTCTTTAGTAGCATCCGGTGCTGTACTTGGTGTGCCAGGATAGTTAGTATCAGCAAAGTTACCTGTACCAATATCTAAGAAATCGTGTCCTGTCAAACGCACCTGTGAATAACGTATCCTTACTTCTGCTGCAACACCATGTTCTGGTGCATCCGGAATTGTAACTTCTGGTGACAACTGAAGTGTAGCAGTATAAGGTCCTGAACCTAGTAAGTTTGTTACATTAACAAGTTTATAGTAATTACTGTCTCCTGCAAACGTTACGTTAGCGCCTTCTTGTGGTATATCTGTTAAGCCTGCTAAGTTTACAAATTTACCATTTTGATAGATATCTCCATAACCGTCGCCGGATACAAATCCATCTGCACTTTCCCAGTCAACGCCTCTGTTTTGGAAGCTAGGTTGTGCAAGTGCGCCATCGCCTACTCTAACAGTCCATGTTGCGTCTACTGTATTACTTGGATCAGTTAGTGTTACTGTTGGTGGTGTTGCATATCCTGAACCTGGTTCAATAACTCTAATATTAGAAATTGCTCCACTTGCAGACGCTGCTCTTAGTATAGCTTGTGTAAAGTTTCCACTCGAAGCGCCTACTGCATTTGCATCTCCACAACCGTATGCCCAAGTACCAGTACCGTATCCAACTGCTTGCCATAAGTTTTGTGATGGCATAACTTGTGCTGTCCAAACAATTCCGTCTGGTGATGTAGCTGCTTTTGTAGTTCCACCTGAGTCTTTTGCAACACTTAAGAATGTTCCTTGACCGTACTTAACTGTACTCCAGTCTGCACTTGAACTCATAGTTGTTGCTGTCCAGTTAACACCGTCAAAACTAATAGCTGCTTCGTCTGTGCCAATTGCTGTTGCAACAAAACGTCCATTACCGTATGCAATTGCACTATATGTTCCTGCACCTAATGTTGGAAGTGCTCCTGCACTCCACGATGTACCATCGTTTGTCGAGTAAGCAGTTACACCATTTGCTGCTATTGCTAACCATGTATTTGCTGCTGAACTATACACTACATCTAAAAATGCATCGCTGCCAGCAACTGAACCGCCTACAGTATTGGTTGTACCGTTATATACGCCTGTTACTCTTGTAGTATTATCGATATAAACAAGTACATCTTTAGCTATTTCTAATGCATCTGCTGTATTTCCGCCAAGTCCATAACCTGACCAATTTGCTCCGTCATCTGTTGAATATGCAAAAACTGACCCTGAACTAGTAGCAGCAAAGTGGGCAGTTCCGCCTATTTTGCCGCCTTTAATCTTACCTAGGTTATTAGTGCTGATTGCTCCTCCTGCTGACCATGCTATTCCGTCTGTTGATGTATCAACAACTGCACTTCCAGCAGTTACCGTTGCAAAAACATTTCCGTTATATGCAATGTCATCAACTGCTCTTGAACTACTATAGTTTGTATTTCCTGTAATAGTTTGGGTTGGCGCAGCTACAACAACTCTAGGTTCAACACTGTATGTTGATACTGCGTTTGGAGCAACAATAGTTTCTCCAGGAATCAAATGATCCCATCCAGCTGTACCAGTGCTTGGTTTTAATATTGTAGCAACTTTTGTTCCTGAATTGTATGTGTCAACATATCCATATTGTCCAGCGCCGTTACCTGTCTTAATGAATATCATCATTCCAACATATGCTGAAGATGGTGCAGTTTCTGAACCAGCTAATGTAATGCTTGTTGTAGTACCTGCCTGTGCAGTGTTAGATGAAGCTCTGTAATCTTCGCCTTCTGTTAATAATCTAACTTCAAAAATTCCGTTATCTCTAATTTCATCACCTACTAATACTTGATCATAACCAATACCGCTAAACGTGTATGTATTATTTTCTGTAGTATAATTAGTACCTGCGTTGTTATATTCTAATGCCAATATTTCAGTAGCATCAGTATATACTCTACCAATTTGTGCTTCGTAATATCTGTTGTTTACTGTACCAGTTACAGCAGATTCTGTATCATCTACACCTTCTGCTACTGATCCAAATGCACCATATGAGTTGTTACCGTTAGTAGCACGAATCTTACCACCGTTTTCTGCAAGATAGCCAATATGGTTGTAGTATGTAAACACACTAACAAGCTCTGATCTACCTAAGTTTGTAACCCAATATCCAATGCCATCGCTTAATACTTGTGTAAAGTCGTTAGCAACAATTGAATCATTTCCACCGTCGTGTAGTGCTCCGTCAACTTTAAGACCAATACATGCTGTTCCTAAAGAAGTTACGTTTTGGATATATGGAGATCTACTTGCAATCCAAACTCTAGTATCTGCTGGACCCCATCCTGCGTCTAAACTTACATATGCTCCTGCACTTGGACGCTTAGTACCGTATGCATTATCACTGCCCAATGTGCCTGTTAAGCCTGTTACTGTACAGTTTCTAATACCTGATGCGTCTCTTACATAGAACATATCTTCTTCTACTGATCCAAGTACAGCGTTTACATAGTATCTACCAGCTAATAATGCTTTATAGTTACCAGTATAAATCAAATCGTATTTTACTGCATCTAAATATCTGTTTACATCTCTTGAACACTTAGCAATATCGTATGTATATGAAGGATATGTTGCTGCAATATATGCGTGGACTTCTGCTACTAAGAATGCTCTGTTTGCTTCAATACATTCTACAGCAAAAGTATAATCAGTATGAGTTTGCGGAGTGTTTGTACCAGCAATAACTGGAACAGTTGAATCTCCTGTTGCACCATTGATACCGTAATCAATGTAGTCATAAATTTGCTGCATTATGTTTGCTGCCGCTGCGCCTGCTACTGCTGCGCCTGAAGGTCTTGTTGTTACTTGTGTCTCTGCATTTCCAGATGTTTTTGTAACTGAACCATTTGTTGCAATATCGCTCATAATAGCTTGTAGTCTTGATATTGCATCTAAACTATATGATACATCTCCCGAAGGTGTAATTGCTCCCATTGGTGCAATTCTAGTTGAACGTAGTTCGTCACCTACAACTGCACATCTTTCAGGAACAATCATTGGAAGTACTTCTTTAAACTCACCTGTTTTAACAAACAATGAAGTATTAGCTTTAACTTCTACAGGAATACCTGTAGGCACTGTTGCATCAAGTGCTGCTGTAATTATATTAATTAACCCAGTTAGTGTAACTTGATCGTTAGGTAATTCTACCAATGTTGCGTCAATTTGTTGTGTAATTGGACTACCAACACTGTTTAGTGTTTGATAATTTGCTGCTGGTGCTGCATTACTAATAACAGCGTCAACTACTTCTTCCATGTAGTCTAACGTTGCTGATAATTGTTGGTATTCATCTTGTATACTAGCAATTAATGCACCACTATCAAAATAAGTTAGTGTAGCAGCTCTAGTTCTTGCATTGCCACCGTGTCCTAAGTCCCAAATAAGTGCATCAACAATTTGACCAATGTCTCTTGCACATTTTACTTTATCATCTTGAGTAAATCCATCCCAAATACTTCCGCCAGCAGCATTAGCAATTTGCCAATCTACCCACTCAGTTGCTTCTGCAGCAATAAAACTTCTATTAAGTTCTAGTAATTTTTGTGCACCAGTACTGTTATGTCCAATATCAATTCTTTCTAAACCATAACGTACAGTTTTGAAAGGTTTATCTAATGTATATCCATAATCAATACTATCTGTACCATTATCAGCAACATAAAATACATTATTGATAATACCAAAATCGGCCCATTCTAAGTTTGAATCATTAACTTTTAATACTTGACCATCTGTACCAAGTGGCAATCTTGCAGGACCTGCTCCGGAGTAATAAACAATATCTCCGTCAGTTGTTAATACTGTAGTTTCAGCACCACCTACCATTTGGTTCCAATAAGAACCTACTAAATCTTGGTCTGGTCTGTTTTGTGTAACTGTTTCATCTGATGTGTGTTCTGCAACACAAACATAACTTGAGTTATCATATCTAACCATGTCGCCAGCATCATAGTATGTTGCATCTGCCCAGTCACCGTTCCATTCTTGACCTTGGTTTAAGCGATTCCAATATGTAGCATTAGGTGGACGATTCCCAGTACTATCAGCTGTACACAAATATGTGTAACCGCCAACGCGAACAACGTCTCCCGTTTTATACGCAACGGCATTGTCATAATCTCCAATAAATTTAAAGCCTGTTGAAAACACATCCCAATCTGTTTGTGCTGGAGTTGTAGGAGTTGTGCCAGTATGATTTTCTACAGCAACATACTGATAACCGCCATAGTTTACAATATCGCCTCTTTGGTAAGCAGTAGAATTGCTCCATGTATCTTCAAATTCTAAACCTTCTACAAATTGTACCCAATGGGCTGCGTCGGTTACAAATGCTGTTGAATCTGAAGTATGTCCTTGTAGGCACAACCACAGTCCGCCACCGCGTTTAACAACATCATTTAACTTATATCGTGTATCAGTTGCCCAATTATTTTTATAATCAAAACCTGTATTTAAACTATCCCAATCATTAACGTTTGCTTCTAAGCCTAAGGCTAAAGTAGCTGCACTAGTATGACCAGTAACACAACGATAAAGTCCAGCGCCGTACTTAACTAAATCTCCAACTTTGTAGTAAGTATCAATAGCCCAACTTGATTTCCAATCAAAGGATGGCTGAGCGAATGTATCCCATTTAGATTGGTCATTTTCAAGTAGTGCTTGCGACATATGTCCAGTAGTACAAATGTATACTGTTGAACCATATTTTACAAGATCATTTAATTCATATTGTGTACTAGCTTGCCAGTCACTTCTCCATTTTTGACCATCTGTCATTAGTTCCCATTTGTTAGTTCCTAAATCTAGATTAAAGTCCGACAATGAAGTATGTCCGGTTACACACAAGTATGTTTTACCGTTTACTAATACTACGTCATCAACGTAATAGGTTGTAGAAGTTACCCAGTTGTTTTTCCAAACAAATCTAATTCTACCTAATTTAAACTCAGCCATTGCTTACTCCAAAATTTTGTGTCTTCTTATACATATTTAGCCATTCCCGTTTAAGAATAGCTGTGCTTTCAACATATCACCTAATATGCCGTCAGTGAAATTTACTTGATCTTCAAAATTAACTACTCCTGTTGGAGAGCTTATTTCATCTTGATTTAATATATTTGTTTGTCCAGCTAATAGTCCGCTGACTACAACATCGGCTCCACCACCGCCAATTTGTGCTTCAATGAATGTTGCTAGTGCTTTTTGTGTTGGTACAATATTATCACTGTTAGCAGCTAATGCTCCGTCAGTGCTAAATTCTCTAACAACTGCGCTAGTACCACCTAACGATACTCCGCCTAGTCTTAGTTCAGTTAATCCAGACAATTGGAAGTCATCTGCATTCAATGTAATAACACCAGTAGCCTGTTCAACCTTAAACAACTCGCCTACTCTAAAGTTACCATCTTGGTCAGTTGATGTGTAGAACACTCTACCACCGCCACTGTCAACTGCTTCGTTAGGTTGGCTAGGCTCGTTAGCAGAATCATAACCAAATATATATCTGCTAGGATATTCAGTATCACTTGCATTACCTGTACCGATATCTAAGAAATCGTGTCCTGTTAATCTAACTTGACTATAGCTTTCTCTAATAGTGATTGCTGTTGCATGTGCTTGTGTTGTATTTGATTTTAAATACGGTGTTATTGCTAATGTTGCTGTAAAGTTTGGTGCTGTTCCAGTAATATTTGAAACTTCAACTACAGCAAAAAGTGTGTCAGTACCGGCAAATTCTAAGTTTGCGCCAGGTCCTGGAATCAACGATAATCCTGTTACATTAATAGTTGATCCAATTGGATATTCATCTGCATAACCGGCACCTGATACAGTTGCAACAAATGCTGATTGATATCCAGTACCTCTATTTGACCATGTAGGCTGTGCTAACACGCCATCGCCAATTCTTACTTCCCACGCACCTGGTGATGTTGCGTTTGGATCTGTAATTGTAACCGTTGGAGGTGATGACGATACATAACCCGATCCTGGTTCAATAATTTTAAATTGATTTAATCCGCCGCCGGAAATAGCAAGTCTTACAAACGCTGTTGTGCCGCTAGTTGGATCATCAATAACAACTCTTGGTTCAATTTGATATCTACTTGTACTATCAGGTTGTACAAGAGTTGCTCCGGTAAAATGCTGCCAACCAGCACTGTCATCTGATTCTTTAGCGACAGTAACTTGTTTACTAACATTATCAAATGCTGTAATATATCCATATTGCCCAGCACCTGCGCCACTAATAATAACTATTCTCATACCATCATAGTTTGCAAATGTATTAATATCTGCTCCTGACATTATCATAGTTCCTGCACCTAATGACCCGCCGTCCTGTGCGTTACCTTGTAATTGTAGATAGCCTGTTCCTAAAGGAAGTAGTCCTGTGCCTGTCAATCTAATTTGGAAGATGCCGCCATCTCTAGTATTAGCAGTTGTAGAAGCTGCTCCAGACCCTGCGCCAGTAACTGTGTATGTTGTGCTGGCATCATATCCTTCACCTGCGTTTGCATATTCTACAGTCAATACTTGGTTACCATCAGTAACTACATTGTTAACAATTGCTTGTCCTGCTCTATTATTTAATGAAGCAGTGATTGGTGTTTCAGTGTTATCAACACCTTCTGCAACACTACCATATTTTCCGTATGAGTTGTTACCATTAGTACCTCTAATTTTTCCGCCATTCTCTGCAAGATAGCCAATGTGGTTGTAGTATGTAAACACACTAACAAGCTCTGTTCTACCTAAATTTGTACACCATACACCAATACCGTCACTTAGTACTTGTGTAAAGTCGTTAGCAACAATAGAATCGTTACCGCCATCGTGCAGGTCTCCGTCAATTTTTAATCCTGTACATCCAGTACCGATTGTAGTTACATTTTGAATATAAGGAGATCTAGTTTTAATCCAAACACTTTCATCAGTTGGGCCAGTACCTGGATCTAAACTTACATATGCTACGTCATTAACTGGGCGTTTAGTAAAGTATGCATTATCAACAGTTAATATGTCAAACAACCCTTCCATAGTTAAATTTCTAATGCCACTAGCATTTCTAACATAGAACATCTTAGTTGACTCGTATCCTGTTTCTGGTTGTATTACTGTACTTCTTAATTCGTCACCAACAATTGCACAACCTTCTGGCACAATAATTGGAAGAATTTCTTTGTAAATTCCAGTTTTAACTATTACAGTTGATTCTTTTAAAGTTTGCACTTTTGCATTAAAGGTTGTTCCAAGACCGCCTACTTGTGTAAAAGTTTCATTTTTCCAAGTATCAAATGTTCTGTTTAGTTGATTCCATAAATCTCGACCAGCGTCTTCTTGTGCTTGTGTTCCTGACCATGTAGTTGTTCCGTCGATAAATGCTTCGTACCAACTTATCCATAAAGCAGCATCTCCGGCAACTATTGCTCCGGAACCACTTAGGTCGCCATATGGATTACTTGTTCTAGCATTATTTGATTCTAGTACTGCTTTTAAATTAGGAGCATCAGTAGCATATTGTGCGTTTGCAGATGCGCTTAATTCTAAAGCATTATCAATAGCAGTGTAATTAATTGAATCTCTATATGTAGGATTAGCTCTAATTTGATCACATGCATATTTGATTGTTTGATAAGGAGAGTTTAAACTTTTGCCTCTCTCTGGATTATCAATTCCAGATGGGTGTACGTAGAACACATCAGCTATAAGATCAAGGTCTTGCCAATCTAATCCTGTAGATTCTACACGTAAAACTTGTCCTTCATTACCTCTAGCAAATCTTTGCTTGTTTAGTTTAGCAGGATCGTTTGTATATGTAATTAAATCACCACGTGTTGTTAGTACGTTTGATGTTTTACCTTCAGCATGTAAATTCCATGTTACTGAATCAGTATCTGGTCTTTTACCTGTTGTTGATATATGCTTTACTGTACAAATATATGTGTTTGATCCATACGTTGCAAGATCTTCTAGTTTGTATTCTCTTTGATCAGCCCACTGACCTCGCCACTGTCTGCCGGGAACAACTACTTCCCAATGCGTTGCACTTGGAGGTTCAACTACATCTTCATTGTCTAAGATAGCAACATATAAGTAACCGTTGTGTCTAACAACATCTCCTACTTTGTATTCTTGCGAGCTATCATAATTATAATCGCCCTTGTGATCAAAGTTTTCATAAACTTGTTGCCAAGTTGCTGTATCCGTTGCTTGCGGCTTTACGTTTACATTATTTACTAATGCTCTATATCCATATCCGCCATAGTCAACTACATCACCAATTTGATATTCAACTACTGCGTCCCATTGATTTTCAAATTCCATTCCTTCTAAATATAAATTCCAATTGCTCAGTTCAGATGGAAAATTTGATGGACTTGCAGAAATGTGTTGTGTAACACATTTCCAAATACTTGATCCTTTTTTAACAATGTCGTTAACTTTATAATTTATACCGGCGTTGTGATCTTGTAAATAATTAAATGCTTGAAACGCTATTTCCCACTTAGATAAATCTAATTCGATACCTTCGTCTGTTGTTGCTGCACTAACATGTCCAGTAATACATCTGTATAGTGTTGCATTATTCTTTACAACATCATTTGGTCTGTAGCGTGTGCCGTTAACCCATGTACCCTTGTACGAATCTTGTTCTGAAATAATGTGCCAGTTCTGAGATTCTGATTCTAATCCATCGTTGAATACCGAAGTACTAGTATGTCTATTAATACATTTGTAAATATATCCATTATAAACTACTATATCGCCTATATCATATATTGTTCCAACGGTCCAGTCGTTTTTATATACTTGGCCGTCGATTTGCTTTTCCCAGACTGCTTCATTAGATACATTAAAGTCATTGCCCATTCCTGTGTGAAAATGACAGTAAAAAAAGAATGGTGTAGCATCAAGAGGAACAGTAATTCTTATTTCTCTATAATGTGCAGTATTAAAATTAGCGACATAATTATCACCAGTAACTTCAGTATGATTAATATAATATTTTACACCGTCTTCAAATCTAAAACCACTGTTTACTAATGTACCATCTTCTGTTTTGCTAAAGAACATAGGATGAGGATTTGGCGCACCTCCGTTAGCATTTGGAAAATAAACGTTAGTTTGATCGTCTTGATTGAATACGTATGTTAAACCTTTCTTTAACGTAATTTCAGGACTTAGTTGTCCTGAAACTCCATTGAAGTAATAAATGTTTCCTGTGTCAGCAGCATTTCTTCCTACAGTTACATATACTTCTTGATCCAATGTGCCAAAGTCAATATCAAAAGATGCTGCCGATGTGTGTCCTACACGACATACATATGTCGACCCTGCATATTCTACAATCTCGTCTTTAATGTATGCAGTAGTCGGAGACCATTGATTTTTCCATTTAAAACGTATTCTATCTAATTTAAAATCTGCCATTTTTTTATCCTAATTATTCGTTGCCAGCCGAAGATGACCCATCATCATATGCTACTTTTGTATTTACACTTGCTACTAATTCGCCTTCACTATTAACATAATACCAAACATTTTTATCATGCCATCTATACTGTTCGTAATTTAAGTTACTATATAGAAGCTCGTGGTCGATATCTCTGCCTTCGTAAAAGTCAAAACCTTCTTCTAGTTGATCATAATCGTTTGCGTTATCGCCCGGCTTATTAATTTGTATGCTTCCATTAGCATCCATTTGATCCATTTTGCCTAAAAACAACTCTCCAGAGTCTGTTCTACGTAATCCATAAAAATATCTATTTCTTACTGCTGATAAAATTTGATCTGCATTTTGTCCCATATATGACATATCATTACCCCTTATACAATATCTACATAACTAATAACGGCATCTAACGATTCGCTTTGATTCGATACAAGATACAATTGATTTGACGGTGCAAGAATTAATTTTTCTCCTGCTGCTAGTGCTCGCAAACTTGTGTTTGGCGGTACCATAACATCTTTCATAAAGTATCCTTCAACACTTGTGTCGTCATGAACTAAAACACTAGCACTTACAACACTCTCAGTTAAGTTTGCTAAACTTAAACCTACAATAGTTGATCTAGTTGCTGCATCAGTTTCTATTGCTAAGATTGGAACTGTCCCAACTTCTTTTACTACTTTATTTTTAAATTGTGTTGCCATCTTTTTATCCTAATGTTATTGCGTATTCAATTGCTAAATCTTCTGCTGCTGTTACACTGATTGAACCTGTTGCACCTGCTACAGAAACCCAACTAAATCCGTCCCATATTTCTAAATATCTTTGCTCTGTGTTGTATCGTACCATGCCAGTTTCTCTGTTTGCAGAAGCTGGACGTTGTACATTTGTTCCAACAGGTACAATAAATCCTCCTGTACCTGCAATTTTAAAATAACCAGAACCAGACTGTTCAAATAATGTTACTGCGTCTACTGCTCTATTTGTTATCGTCGAATCTTTAAATGCTAAGTCATCAATAACAACTGCTCCGCTGCCATTGGATGACAGTACTAAATCAGTATTTAGCGTAGTTGCTTCAATGACATTTCCGTCAATAACAATATCATCTACTTCAATTCTTGGTGTAGTTAATTTGTCTGCATCAATTGTAGTAACTACGTTATTGCTAATATAAAATCTAATAGTATCGTCGTTTGCACCAGGAGTTAGTTCTGGTGTTATATAAGTGTCGCGATCTAAATCGTATACTCCACTTAATGTAATCCAATTACCGTCATAACCTTCAAACAAATTAGTATCGGTATTATAACGAACCATACCAGTTGCAGGCGTTGGTCGACTTGCTGTATTTCCTTTTGGTAACTGTAAAGCACTTGACGAACTAATTCTAACTGTGCCGCTGTCTGAATCTAAATTAATATCGCCTGACAAACTTTCAATTGTATTACCACTTAATCTTAAATTTCCTGTTTCAATTTTGTCACCAGTAATTGTAGTAACGTTGCCACCAGTATTAATAGTTATGCCACCAGTAGTGTCAATATTAAAGTCTGATGTAGTAAAATCTACAGTACCTGTTGATTGATCAATATGGAATAAATCACCAACTCTAAAATCACCTTTGTGATCAACTGAGCTATATCTTACTTTTGCTCCGTTTAATTCATTAACTTCATTTGCTTGTATTACATTTGTATCGTCGTTGTCAGTTAATTTACCTGTGCCAATGTAAGCTAAGTTTTGACTTACTAGGTACATTAATACGCCTTTGCCGTCGCCTACTACTCCGTAGTTTCCATATACACACGCACTTGCAATAGAACGCAGTTCTGCGCCAAAGTCTGTAGTATCTGCTAATGTTATATAGTTAGCTGTGGCTCCGCCGCTAAATCTTATGTCTTGTGAATTTAAAGTGTCATCTGGAAATACTGTTGCTGCATTAGTTCCATTAAAGTGTAATAACAATGATGTATCTGTATCACTTGTTTCTTCTGATGTTGGAGCAACAAAATTACTAGTATATCTAGCTACACCTTTTGAAACTCTTAGTTCGTCAATGTAACCGTTAAAATAATCTGCTGAGCCGTCAAAAATAGATCCAATTACTAATGGTTTAGCTGTGCCGTAATCATGATTGTCAGTATATGTTGCACCCGATTGTGTTCCGTTAACAAACAATTTTGTACTTGTTCCTGATTTTGTCAGTGCTATGTGTGTCCAAGTATTTGCGCTTATTGTTGCTCCAGAAATTTGATTTCCGCTATTTGTATAATAAAATAGTTGATTAGATGCATCAATATATATCATAGGTGCTAAATCAACTGCTGAACCTGCTCTAAAGTCAACAATAGTTTGGACAGTACCTGGATTAGTATGGTAAATCCAAAAACTAATTTCTAATTCGTCAGTACCAAAGCCAAAGTCATCTTGTGATGTTATTCCAACGTAGTCGCCAGTGCCGTCAAGTAATAAACTTGTTTGTCCAAATTTCTTCTGTGTTGTACTTAACTGAGCATCAGCATATGCTGTAGTAGATTTGCCGCCGCGCTCGGCAGCAGTTTCTAAACCTGTTAAGTTGCCTGGTATATAAAATTTACCGTCTGAATCAACACTATCAATTGTTCCTGTTGCAAGAACTGTAACACCGTCAGTATCGTAGTAAGTAAATGTTTCCGCAGCACTAAATGTTCCTGTAACATCACTAACTCTTACTGAAGTTTTTCCTGCTGCTTTTAATCCTGTAGCACCGTTAAGTGCATATAAACCTCTGTTTGCAAAGTATGTAAAACAGTTTAACCATTCAATTCTTGTACCGTTAGTAACAGTTAATGCATCTACTCCAGGCGTAATAAAAGTTACACTATGGAATAAACATCCTGCTTCTCTTGATGCTGCATTTGCTATACTGCCGTCAAGTTTTGCGCCTCCGCCTGCATCACCTTGAGCAAAGCCTCTTGGGTCGTCTGCTGGTGTTACACTTCCTGATGTAATTACACTTACATTTCTAACATATGGTGATCTTGATGTTACTGTAAAGTTGTTTGCAAACTCAAAAGCATATCCTGGAGCAAAGAAGTCTTTAATTGTAACATCTTCGATTGTAGATTCACCGTTGAGCAAAAATGCTGTGTTGTTAATAGAACTAACATGCGGTACAATATTTACGCTACGAAGACTGTGTCCTTTTAGCGTTACACCGGCTGGTATAGTCATTGGAAATAATTCTGTATATACACCTGGATAGATGTGAATAGTATCGCCTGCTGTTGCTTGACTTAGTGCATGTTTAATTGTTGCATAGGGGTCATTAGGATGATCGCCTGTATAAGTGTCGTCGCCATTTTCTGCAACATATAATGTATTACCTTGGCGAAGTGCTAAGTTGATTCCGTCTGCAAGTATGTTAGTTGTAGTTACTGTTCCTGCATAAAAATTGTTAGTCCAAACATCTTGCCATTGTTTTCCGCCAAGTGCTGGGTCAGTACCTAGTTGATATGTGTCTGTTGCATCTGGTACAATGTCACTTGCAATTTCTGCATTAAAGGTAACATTGTCAGTATCTGCATCACCAATTGTAATATTACCGTCTGCTGTGATATTTCCAGTTGCCGTAATATTACCATAAACATTTGTATTACCAAATATTTCAACAGTGCCATTGCCATTTGGGTTTATTTGTATATTTCTGTCTGCAACATTAGTACTAATAACATTATTTTCTATGTCAAAATCGTCAATGACAAGTTTTTGTTGATATACAGTATTTGTATTTGCACCAAGTTGAAGTCTATTTGTTACAGAAGATACAGTGTTGCCAGAGATTCTAACATCACCGAAAGCACCATCGCCTGGTACTTCTAAATTAGTTGTTCTTGTAGTTCCGGTTACATCTAGGTCATACTGGGGACTTGCATTGTTTATGCCGATGCGACTGTTTGTAACATCTAGATATAGTAAGTCATTCTCAAAAGCTAGATCCACTCCCTCACGAAGCAGGTTTGCTTTTAAGAGCGGACCACTTATTCGACCAATAGCCATCTCTTCTCCTCAGTACGGGGATCCTGTCCCTCTAGCCGAATTTTCACCCCTTAGGTTCTTTGCTGGCTAACCACAGTCTGACCCTGCAGGTATTGGTCATACTCTGCATTAATATTATTTATCGTTTTTTGGGATTAACCAAGTACTATGGCGTAAATATCGACTAATTCTTTGAGGACTACATCAGTAACTTCGGCGCCTTCTCCAGCTGAACGCTGCCATTCTTCACCGTTCCAAGTTTCAAGATATTCTTGGTCTGAGTTGTATCTAGTTTCACCTTCGATTGGAGATGGGTTTTGTTGTGCTTCTGTTCCAACTGGAATAACTAAGCCAGTTGATCCGCCAAATTTTACATAGCCGTTATTTGTTGATGCTAATATTAAATCGTCATTAGTAGTATTTAAAAATGTACTATCTTTCAAATCAAAATTTTCTGCTTCGACTATATTAGAAGCAGTAGTACGTCTTAATTCTAAGTCGCTGTTTGATAGTGTAGTAGTGACAGTGTTGTTATCAAACAGTACATCTCCTGTTGACAACCCATGTAGATTAGTGCTATTACTATCTATACTACCAACTGTTGTTCCTGCTGATCTAAAAATAATAGTATTATTTGTATCATGTGCATCTACGCTTGTCTGTCTGTCGCTTGAATACGTGCCGCCAAAACTTAAATTTCCAGTTGAAAATCCTTCAAATAAATTTGAATCTGTATTATATCTAATATCAGCTTGTAAGTTATTTCTTTGTATATCTGTACCATTACTTAGAATTAAAGAAACATTATTATCTGTATTAAATAATCCAGTAACCGGAGATAGTGTTAAATCTCCATCAATAGTAGTTATTGTATTTCCGTTAATTCTAATATTGCCTACATCAACTTTTGATCCATCAATAAATGATCTTTCAAGACCGTTGCGCACTGTTATAGAACCAATACCACTAAAGTCAATTGTACTAGCATCAATGCTTGTTGACCCAGTTTCAAAATCTACAAAAAAATTATCTCCAACTTTAAATGTACCGTCCGCATCAGTTGTTGTGTAATATATATTTCCAGAATTTAATTCAGTAACTTCGTTTGCTGTAACAGTAAGTGTTCTATCATTTGATACATCTTTTCCTGCGCCAATGTAAGCAAAATTATGTCCTATTAGATACATTAGTGTATTTGCGCCATCTGCTTCTGCACCTTTAGTGCCATACACATTTGCCGAGCCTATTGATCTTATTTCTGCACCAAATGTTGTGCCGTCGTTAGCTTTACCAGCAGTTCCGTTTGTTGCATACAAACCTCTATTAGCAAAGTATGTAAAGCTGTTTAGCCATTCTACTCTAACGCCATTTGTCATTGTAATACAATCTACGCCAGGGGTAATGAATGTAGCTGAATGGAAAAGCATACTAGCTTCTCTAGTACTAGACCCTGTTGATGCTCCATCAATTAAAGCACCTTTGCCTGCATCTCCTTGATCAAAGCCTCTTGGGTCATCAGCACTTACAACACTACCCTTTGTAATAACTGTTACGTTTCTAATATACGGAGAGCGGTCTGTAATTATTGTATTAGCAGCAAAAGTAAATGCATGTCCTGGGCTATAAAAATCTTTAATTGTAAGATTTTCAATTGTAACATTTTGATTCATTTCAAATGCATTGTTTGTATTTGTTCCAGCAGTAGGTTTAATAATACAGTTTCTAATATCTTCGCCTGATATTGTAACCCTTTCAGGAACAACTAAAGGAAATACTTCTTCATATTCTCCTGGATAAACATGAATAGTTACTGGACCTTGTGTACTTGCATCAACTACGCTAAGAGCATGTGATAATGTACGGAATGCTCCGTGTTGATGGTCACCAACATTAGTATTACTACCAAGTGTGCTTACATAAAATATGTTGCCTTGACGCCTTGCTAATGCACTACTTTCTACAATTACATTATCTACATATGTAGAAGTACCATTTAATAAATTACTGTATATTGCATTCCAACGTTTTGTTTGTATTCCTAATGCACTTGCATTTGAACTATCTGGTATAAGATCACTATTAACATCGGCTTCAAAGTCAACGCTGTCTTCAATGCCATCACCTAATACTAAACTTCCTCCAAATGTTATGTTACCAGTTGAATGTATGTTACCTGTTGAATTCCAAGAGCTTTGTATTTCAATTGTGCCTGTGCCATTTGGTCTTATTTCAATATTTGTATTATCAGTAGTAGAACTAAGTTCATTCCCGTCAAACTTTAAATTTGCAGTTTCAATGCCGGTTGCAAAAATATCTCCTGTTGAATTTAAATTAATAGTATTTTCAACTAATTGGGTTATTGAGTTTCCTTGCAATTCAAAACTGCCTAAGTTAAAAGTGCCAGTTGTTATTGCATTAGTTGTTCTAATAGGAGAGATTGTAGTAAGTACGTCAGGACTTGCCATCGAAGTAGTGTTAATACCAATTCGACTATTGTTAACATCTAGGTAAAGTAAATCTGTTTCAAATGCAAGATCAACACCTTGACGTTCAAGATTAGATTTGAGTACTCCACCGCCGATTCTACCTACTTGCGACATTTAATGTTCTCCCTCTGACTATGTATTTATTTGTCAAAGTTATGTAATACTGTAATGTCTTTTCCAAAAGGTGGCGGAGATGTAAATCTTAGATAATATCCTGTTGCTCTTACTTGCCCGGTTCCTGTAGGTGCGACATTATTCATGTTGAATACTGTATCTACAGCATTAGATGATGCACCTAGCAACGTAAAATCTGTAGTTCCAACAGTTGTTATTTTATACTGTGTACCTTGTGTTGCTGTTGTTACATCAATTTCTCCACCTAAGTCACTTGCTGGAGGATTTTGTATTATAGTATAGTTAGTTGTTGCTATTTGGAAAACGTTTTCAACAAATACTAAAATGTGCCTTTCTTGAGAAGGTGCAAATAAAGTATTGTTTGCTAATTTACCAAATATAATATTAGTTGCGTCAGCACCTGTTAGTGTTTGTTGAACAATTCCTGGATCTCTATTAGGTTCTTTAAATCTAATCTGTCTCCAGCCGCCATCTTGATACGCTTCAAATTGATTGCTTGTAGTGTCATATCTAACTTGACCTTCGGTTTGTGCTGTAGCAATTCCAAATTCACTTGGTCGTTCAGATGAAACGCCCTTGGGTACTAACAATGCACGTTCGCTATCAACAATTACTTGATTGTCAATATCGTACTGCACACCTTTTCCGGTAATACTTCTTGAGTTAGTAGTTTGGCGCTTTATTAATCTCATTTCATTATACTTCCAAATAACTTACTGTTGCTGATAATACAGTATATCTTGATGTACGAGCTTCACCTGATCCTACGCCTGCGCCTGTTGCAACAAAGATAGTTCCAATAAGACTATCGCTTGCACCAATTGATGTAAAGTCTGTTGTTCCTGGGGTAGTAATTACATATTCTTTTCCAGTTACAAAACTACCTGCTTGTACAGGAGTATCTACAAATTCTGGTTCAGATTGAAATCTAATTTTGTCGCCTTGATCAAGAACAATTTTTTCATTATCAAACGTAAATGTCTCTCCTGCAGGTAACTCTAAGTTGTTTATAACTCGAGTTACATAGTTGTCAGTTGCTTCGCCTTGTCGTACAAGGTGTATATCAAATTGAGCAGTTGTTGAACCATTATTACAAACTAAAATATTTGTAATAGCATATGTTTTGTTTTCAGGTACTGCGCCTGCATACGCACCAGGATTATTGCCTTCCGGATCTAATATGTCTACGTATGTTTGTCTTAATTGTGCGTTTACAATTGCCATTTTACTTCCTTAAAATAACATGCTGAATAGCAGTGATCTATTTTTACTTATTAATTCATCTCGTGTTTGTTCTTTATTCACAAAAAACAAACCTGTTTTTCCGTTAGATTGATCCGAAGCATACAATTTAATGCCTTCGGTAGTATATAACGGTTCTAAATTTTCAGGTGACACATCGTCTAAACCTGGAACACTTGTTAATACTAGCGAATCTTCAACTTTAACTCCGCCAACTCCTGGCGCCCTAAGAACTAAATCAGCATCACTTGCTAGTGTTTCAATAGTAGTTCCTGCAACTCTTATTTGATCAAATTCCCAACGGTCTGCATACAGTTGAGAAACTACATTATTGTCTATTGCAAATTTTATTACACTTGGATTGCTTGTTGTTTCTTCGTCTTCAATAGTAATACTAGTAACTGATAACGATCCGTCACCAATTTGACTTAAGAAAACATTAGCAAAGTTATATGCAACATAATCTGCTACACCTTGAACATTAGTTAATGCATCTGGATTTCTTAATGATCCATTAATATTGCCGCCGGCATCATATTCAAATGTACCGTATTCATAGTTTACTACATTTTCAACAGATACAGTAGGTGCTGCGCCGGAACCTGTTGACGGATTACCCGGAGTTAGCATTAACGATGCTCCGCCAGTATCTAATCCACTTGTTCTAAGTTTTTGTAAATTGCTGCCACCGTCATAAATTATAAATCCGCTTATATCTTCATCATAACCAAAATATGCATTAGCAATACTTCCTCGATTGATTTCTAATCCAGAAAATCTTTCAGTTCCTTGAATTCCATTTGAACCATCATCACCTTGATTAAGTGTAATAACTCTATCTGTAATAACAGTATCAGTAGTTTCTAGTCTTGTAAAGTTGCCTTCAACTACTAAGTCACCAGTTACAAAAACTGTTCCTGCATCTAGTCCAGTATTAAGTTTTATGTATCCGCCAGATTGAACAGTTACAGTATAGTTACCACTATCTGCAACTCCAGGCGTTCCTGCTATATTAAGATACTTAGACATTCATTTTCCTTAAAAAATGTAGGGGATTGCTCCCCTACTTTTCTATTCTTAGTCAGCTTCAAAATCGTCTGCGTCAGTGAATGAATCATCTGTACCAGCTTCTTCCATTTCAACTGCATTGTCATCAGTTGCATCACTGAAGTTCCAAGCAATACTTGCGCCTGTGTCAAGTGTTACTTTACGTCCTGCAATTTTAGTAACTTGACGAGCTGTTCCGCCATCGTCTTTAACTGTAATAGTCATCTCGCCTACATCTAATGTACCTTGCGATTTGTCAACTAAAGTACAATCCATTGTATTAGTACCATCATAGCAACGGAACTTTTTAGATCCTAATTGCTTTACAATCCAGCCGTTTGCTTCTGCTTGTCCTGTAGCACGATAACGTACTTTAATTTCATTGCCGCCAGCTGTCGGCTCTCCAAAATATCTTTTGTTTAGTGGTCTTCCCATTTGTTTTCTCCTATAAAAAGTAGTCCTATGCCCGTTCTATGAGCTACGCTGTGGTGCAGCATAAGTCCGCCTTGCGGCACACTATCTGACAATAGTATTTATCAAATAAGAAAAAAGCCCGACACAGTTAAGTATCGAGCTTTTTAATAATAAAGTGATAGGTTGGACTTTGAGAATACCAACAACCTCCTAGTAGCTCTCGCTAAATTCGGAGGAGCCTAGCATCGGATAGTTACTTCCAAAAACATATCTTTGTATCTCTACAATCATATGTTGCCACTACAGCTACTAGCCAAGTTGTGTCACTACGCAACACCGTTCCTTGCACTATCTAACTTAGACCGTCGCCTAACTTATGTAACTAATATAACATCATTACAAACAATGTCAACCACTTTTTTAAAAAAAAGTCAAAAAAATAGGCCCCGTAGGACCTATTTTCTGTTTAGTAAAACTAAACTTAGCTAAAGCTAACTGCTGTGTCAGTAATGTCTACTTTACCCAAGTAGTCAGCTGCGTTACCAAGCGATGACGCAGTGTTATTCAACTCAACATATCCATAACGTGTCATGAATGATACTGTTGGTTCGAATGTACCTGGATCCAATACAACTCCTGAGCTCATTAGCGGGATGTATGGGCAATAGAATGCCGCTGCATCTGATTCGCTTGAACCTTTGTAGCCGATTAGTACCGCTGAATCATCAGCAGCATAAGTGTTTACATACACTTTCATAGCGTTGTTCAAAGTACCAACCATCTTAGTGTTAGTTGGAGCTTCAAAAGCACCTTCAGTTGTACGTGCAAACGCTGAAGTTGTAGCAGATTGTAGGATTGTTAACGCGAATGGCGATACAACAGCCCAGTTACCTGCACCTCTACGTGTGCGCTGTGCAATCAAGTTACTTACGCGGTTGATCTGCACTGCCAATGCGGCATGCTCGTCACCTACGAATGTAGCTGTACCTGAAACACCTGTTTGTACATATGTTTCAGCAGCAGCACCAGCTAGTGTGTCTAAAGACGCTAGTACTTCTTGATCGATTTCAGCAGTAATCTCTTGTGCTAATGCAGCCATGATTTCTGCTTCAACGTCAATACCGTGCATAGACTGTGCGTCTTGTGCAGCTTCAAACGTCCAGCGAGCTGACAACTTACGTGTCTTAGCTTCAACTGTCTGTTTCAAGATTTGAATTGACATTCTGTTACCGGCTTCACCTTCAAGTGCTGCTGTTGCATCAGCTTTACCTGATGTAGCATTACCTGAATATGCTTCAGCAATTTTGAATGGGCTTAAAGCTTCTTCGCCTGCTGTTGCACCTGATGCGCCTGTCCCTACTGTGTCTGAATAACGAACACGTAGAGTGTGGATTTGACCCACAGGACCAGTCATTGGTTGTACGCCTACTAACTCGTTAGCAATAACGGTTGGCATTACACGTCTGATTACTGGAAGAATCACACGGTTTAGTGTTGCAACGTTGCCCGCGCTTGTTGCACCAGCTGTAGCACTCTCTGACAAGTACTTGCGGGTATTTTCTAGCGTAGCAGCCATAACAGACTTCTTGTTGCCTTGCAAGCCTTCAAGAAGAGCAGTTTTGGTGTCTACCCAGCGGCTTTCTAATAGTTCTGACATCATTATCTCCTTAATTATAATCCAGCAAGACGTTTAATATCAACCACATTACTTTGTGTTTCATCGTCTGCTTTAGTTGCTGTCATTGTTTCTTCTCTGTTGCCTGTAACTTCTTTGCCTTCTGTTAATGCTGCCTTACGCTTTGCTGGAGTATTTCCGTCGATTACCGATGGTAAGTACTTGTCAAACTGCTTTTGCAAACGGTCTGTCTGTACTGATTCCAGTAAGTCTGTCATAATCTCGCGCTGATCATTGCTCAATGGAGCGATCAGTTCGTTCATAATCTTTTCTCTTTTTGCTGTTTCAACTAAACGCTGTTTTTCAACGTTAACTGATTCAGCTAAAGTTTTTGCCTTCGATGCAAATGCTTTTGCTTCTGAAAGTTGCTTGTTTTTAATATCAACAACTTTAAGAAGTTTAGACACTTCTGAATTCTCATTCAAGTGGCTAGTTGTATATTCGCTTGCAAATGCTTCGAAGATTTTACGACCAAAATCGTTTCTTCGTGCTGTATCAATGTCTTCTTTAAGTGCAGCAATTTCACCTTGCAGTGATTTGCCAACCATTTCAGATACTGCTGTAGCACTTCTTTCAATAAAATCAGTCTTAACTTTATTGAAGTGTGTTTTAGCTTCACGTACTAAACGTACTTTTGTTTCTGCTAAATCTTTCTTGTCTTCATGGAATTCTGAAATTTCATTAGACAGGGCATCTACTACAAACTCTTCTAACTGGCTATAACTTTCAGCCAGTGCAGCTTTGTCTGCTCGTAGTTCTTTGATTTCTGCTGCTAAATTTTCAGCAACAAAACCTTTTAGAAGATCTGCATTTTCACGCATTGCAACAGCATACTTCGCTTTTGCTTCTGCTAAACCTTTACGGTCTTCTTGAAATTCTGCAATCTCTTCTGCAAGACGCTCAGAAAGCATTGAGTCGATAGCTTCAACCATAGTTGACTTATCGTGCTCATACTTCTGTGCAAATTCTTCACGAAGTTCAGCAGCTACTTGCTGCTTATTTTCAGAAACCTTTGCGTCCCACGCCTCTTCTAACTCAGCCCTGATTTCCTCTGAAACAACATCATTTTCAAACAGTGTTTTCAGTGCATCAATCATTGTGTTCTCCTAATTTCACTGGAGTTTACTGATTATATTAATCAGTGATTCCTTTAGATACTTTTGTGCCTTTGGGTCTTCTTTAGTAGCCTGTGCTAATTCATATGCCTTCATCCCGCCCCTTGAATTCATAAGTTGTTCATAAATTGGAGTAGGATATGCACCAGGAGCAGATGGCTGAGCAACTACGTCCACGGTAATAATTTCAAAGTCAGCAACGTTACCGCTGCTGTCAACTTCACCAGAGCCCCTAGATGAAACACCTAGTTTAACTCCGCTTTCAAGCATTGTTTTAACTAGTTGTCCCATTGGGGTTGGTAAAATTTTCAACTTTCCGTAACCGTTGTCACCATCCATCCAACATTCAGTTATCATATGGCTTACACGGTCAATATTAATGTTAAGTCCTTCTGGATGATCAACTTCTCCGAGAGGAGTATAGCCACCGCTAATCTGATCATTGAGCGTTTTGACAGCCCTGCCGATTTCATCTACAGGATACACTCGCTGATTAGCATTACGAATACCGCCTTGGATAATAATACCTTTTAAATAAAGGTCTTTACCTTCGTTAGCGCCTTCTAATACTACGTTAGCTTGGTCAAATGTCAAATGCTCTCGTAAATCGTTCATCAAGATTTCCTAACTGCTTTTTTAGCCGCCAATAGTTGGTTTCTTATTGTCAGCTGTCTCTGGCTTTGACTTCTTTTCAGCGCCGTGACCAGGTTCGGTTTTGCCAGCTTTTGCTGCCTTACCACCAGGAACATTTACGTTCTTGGTATTCATATCCTTAGCATTCTGATCACTTAGTGCAGAACCTTTAAGGTTACCTTTGTTAGCTTCTACGCCTGCTTCTGTACCAGCTTGGTTCAAGTTGCTTGCGGTTCCGCCCATATCGTTTTTACCTGCTACTGTTGACTTGGTGTTTGCACCGTTGTCGCCCATTGTAGCTGATACTTTTTCAACATACTCGCGCATTTGCTCGCCTGCTGTTTGTGGTTCTTTTGATTCGTCAACTTCTTCGTCAGTTGCTTCATCTACTTCTTCATCAGTTGCTTCGTCTACTTCTTCGTCTGTAGCTTCTTCAACTTCTTCGTCTGCTGCTTCAAATGCAAATGCTTCTTCTTCTGGCTCTTCTTCGCCTTCATCGTCGTCGCCTTCGTCATCGCCAGCCATCATTTTTTCAAATTCTGCTTTTAGGTCATCTAGCGCATCTTCTAGGTCTTCTACACGATCTTCAACATCGCCTTCTTCACCTTCGTCTTCGTCGCCTTCTTCACCGTCCATGTCCATACCTAAGTCACCGGCTAAGTCACCTGTTTGGTCCATGTTTGCCATTGGGTCTGCTTCTACTTCAAACTCGTCTAAGTCAAAGCCTTCGTCAACTTCTTCGTCAGTTGCTTCTTCTACTTCTTCATCAGTAGCTTCGTCTAAATCTTCTTCTGACTCGTCGACTTCTTCGTCAGTTGCTTCATCTACTTCTTCATCAGTAGCTTCTTCAACTTCAGCTTCGTCTTCTAATAAACCTTCGTAGATATCACGTGATTTTTCTACTACAATCTCGTGGAATAATTCTTGTGCTGCTTCTTTGTCTTCGTTGACAAGAAGCTCTAGCATTTTTTCAAATTTGTTTTGATCTGCCATTTTTAACTCCTATAAATGTTTTGTACACTCAAGAAACATCGAAGATGCCTCCTTTGTGGGGCTGTCAATATATATTTACATTATTTTTGAAAAAGTACGTAGAAATAGGCTCAAAACGAACCAAAAAGTTTAATTAACAAATTTTTCTATAAAATCTACAACAGAAATGTGTTTTAGATTGTTTAATTTAGTAAATTGTTTAGGAATAAAGTTGTTTTCTCCTAACACTCTTATATATCTCTTGTCAGGGTTGTTAAATATGACACTATAAGTCTGTCTCTCCCAATTACCAGAATATGTTGCAGGAGCATCACTTTTTTTATAATTGTCAGTATCGGCGTATATATTATTAACTGTATTATCTTCGCCTAAGCCTTTATAATCAAAACCTAGAATGTATATTTCATTATTATTATGAGTAGAAGCTAAATGAAGGGCAGTAGGTCCACTGCTCCATCCTTTTGTTGGGTTGAAAAAATTAAATCCAGTCATTCGATGATACAACTTATTAGGATTTGTCCATACTTCGTTACTATGTTGATAACGTGCATTATTAATTTCTATAATCATTTTAACATCAACTGCAATCAAGTAATCAGGAGAATACTCTCTAAAAAGAGCATTACACCCGTATGTTTTACCTTTTGATTTTAATTGATTTAAATCGATTGGCTTTCGGCTTACGCCATTGCCAACAACAAATGCTGCTAGAGACATTAGAGATCTGCTTGTTGTTGCGCTGCTATTCCGTACATTTGCTTTACAAATTCAAGTTCTTTTAATTTTTCTTCATTGTGTAATTCAGAAGATTTACGAATTTTTTGAATTTGTTTTAGACTTAACCGTGTTTTGCGTGTATCGTTTTTATCCACAACTGATTCGTCGTCGTTAGCATCGTAGCGTTTATCTTCTACTGGCTCGACTGTTTGTGGGTCAAAATAAAATAGTTCACGTAGTATCATATTATTATTTATATCGTTTGTTCGGTTCCGGGTGCAGTAGCAGATCCTAGTTCTTGACCTGTTGCTGTTTCAGGTCCTGCATCACTTCCACCGTCGGCAGTATCTGCATCAGAATCAACTTCATCTTCAAGGTTAGACATATCGTCGCCGATACCTGCACTTGTTATTCCAGCGTCACGCATTTCTGCACTTGCGTCACCTGGGATAGGATCTAAGTTTTCTTCGTTCTCTTCTCGCCACAAGCGTTCGTTTTCTGCAAGTTCTTCATCGCTCATGCCTAAGAAGCGTTTCATAGCAAAACGATTTGAAATATAAGGTATAGCACTCATTTGTGTATATGTTGGTACACGAGCATTATCAATTTCACTTTGTCTATATGCTGCAAAGTTTTGCGGTGGTTGGAATTTAAGATCAAACATTGCAACATCAACGTTCATTCCTTTTTCAAGAAGATATCTTTTAAACTCTTGATCAAATTCTTCAACAACTAAGTTTTGTAAACGTTCGCAATACGTATTAAATCGTAGTTCTTGAATATATGCTGTACCCACTCTGCCATCATTATACTGCGCTGCACTATCGTCGGCACCTGTGGGTAAGTATGAGCTAGGAATGCGCAAGCCTCTAACCAATTTATTTGTAAAGTATCTAAGGTCATCAATTTCTCCTAGGTTAGTTCCTCCTGGAAGTGTTTCTACTTTAGAACCTCTACCTTCAGCAGTTTGTGGGAAAAAGTAATCTTCGTTGATTGACAGGGGATTGTATGAACTGTCTATGACATTTTGGCCTCCGCCTGTTGACGATGGGATACGTCTTTGATGTATTTCCGTTTTAACACGTTCAACAAATTGCATAGCAAGGTGTGATGGCATGTTACCCACATCAACGTAGAACACTCTTCTTTCTGGTGCTCGTTGTACACGATAGATAATAATCGCATCTTCAAGCAATTCTTTTTGCTTGTAAACTTTGAATATAGTTTCTAATAATGAATTACCAAATGGATAGTTGTTGTCTAAACCTTCTGACAATGAAAGATGTACAACATGTTCTGCATCAACTGTAACTTCTCCGTCGTCAGTTGTAAATCTGCTGCCACTCATACTAGACTGGGGTTGGCCTACCATACCACGTGCGCCGCCAGTAGGTTGATACTGAGATCCTCCTCCTCCAGTTATGTTGCCGTTTGTTTGGTACGGTGTTGTAGCAATACCGTCTTTAAAATTAAAATTAATATTTTTAATTACATACTGTTCAGGTACTTTGCCTTCTGATTCGTTTACAATGATACGCGAGACGTTTGCAGGATCTACATGAAACCAACGCTTAGTTTCTGGGTCACGTAGAAAGAATTGATCTCCCATTTTGAATACATTGCGTAGTATTCTAAAAATCTTTGTTTCAAAATTCTGTAGCTTGTTCCATTGTTGTAAATATTTTTGAACAATAGTAATTTCTGAGTTAGTTGCTTTTTGTTTAAAATCAATAATAAAAGGTGTGTTATTTTGTTTATTCTTTTGTGTGCAAAATTCAGCAAGAATATCTAATGCAGCGTTAACTTCACTGTCTAAATCCATTGTGTTATATTGACCGTAACGTTCAACTCTGTTAGGTGAACCTACATAAACATCAGGCAAGTAGCTTGAATAGTTGGATCGCGCTGGGCCTGCCATGTTGCCGCTATTTTTTGCTGTAAACGGACTATAACTACCGTTTTGATTATCGCCTGTTGGTACAGGTGTAAAATATTTTTTCCAACTCATTTAATTCTCCATTAGCCCGGCAATACACTTACTGAGCTTGTTGCAATGTTACCATTTGCTAAATTTTTTGTATTTCTTTGTACGCCTAATTCAATATCTCTAATTTCAGATAAGACAGCTAATACCGATCCCATTGTAGCGTTTAGTTGATCACTGTTGCTGCTACTACCGCCTATTGAATCCATTTTAGCTACTACATCTCCTGCGTTAGTACCTTTACCTACGCCAAATTTGTTATCTTTAGCAAGTTCGGCATTTAATTTTCCGAGAACTTCTACTAAAGACTCCATAGCACTAGTATACGTTCTAACGCCGTTGATGTCAAGTCCTTTTTTCAATGTTTCAAGATTATTTTGTAACTCTGGTATTGAAGCAAATGACTGCACTACAGATTGTGTCTGTTGTAGTGCTGCTAGTCCTGTTTCTGCTTGTGTCGGATCTAAACTTACAGGATCAGGAGCTTCAGGTGTTTCTACTACTTCTGCTGTCTCGCTTCCGCCTAAGAATGATTTACCTTCGCCGCCTAACCATTTTGGAAGATACTGTTTAAAGTTCGGCATTTTAAAATCAAACGTAAAGAACCCTTTAACTTTATCAACTACGCCTTGGAATAAATCTTTTATGCTTGGTATTGCTAAATCACCAAAGCCAAACATACCTGTTACTGTTTCCCATGCTGTTGTCAACAATCCTGATATTGAAAAACCAGTAGCATCTTCTCCCCATGTAAAGAATCCTTTAACAGTTTCCCAAGCAGTACTTGCTAATGTTGATATTGAAAATCCAATAGCATCAGTTGACCATTTAAAGTATCCTGTTACTGTTTCCCATGCTTTTGTTGCTAGTGCAGATATACTAAATCCTTCTTCTCCAAAATCAAAAAATCCTGTGATCTTAGTCCATGCTTCGCTTATTAAAGTACTGATAGCATATGTTGCTTCACCTTCTCCAAAACCAAACCAACTTGTTACAGTAGTCCACACTCTTTTTCCAACTTCGCTTATACTAAACGACTCGCCTTCCCCAAATGTAAACCATCCTTTAACAGTAGACCAAGCTTCTGATGCTAGTTGACTAATTGCAAACGTTGCTTCACCTTCTCCAAAGCCAAACCATCCTGTTACAGTAGTCCACATTGCCGATGTTAAATCACTGATTGCATAAACAGTGTCCATAGAAAATATTCCAGTGATAGTGGTCCATACATCAGTAAACAAGTCTTTCATAAATTGAATTCCAAACACTGCTGTAACTGCTGCTGCAATGCCTGCAGGAATAGCCAGTACTGGTGCAGCAATAGCTGCGCCTATTCCAACTAATCCGCCTATGAATAAAGTGCCCCAAGGTATGTCAAAGTCAAACATACCATCAGCAAATCCTTTTGCTGCGGCTGTAATGCCTTCTAATACAACATTACCGCTATCACCAAATGCTTTTGCTATTGTTCCGCCTTCGCCAAACAAATCTCCAAGTAAACCTTTTACAGCCGTGCCTTCAATTTCTTGGCCAGACTCGTCGATTTCGGCTTCTTTTCCAAATAACGCTGTGCCCAATCCGAATTTTTTGAAATTGTCAACAAAGGTAGAAATTGAGTTAAAGAAACTATCCATAGTAGCTTTTAGAGTTCCGTCTTCTACTATCTTAGCGATAGATTTTGAAAAGTCTTTCACCATAGTTCCTGCTGCTTCAAAAATACCACTGTCTACAAATGCTTCTTGTATAATACCTCGTGCTTTACGTATTGCATCTTCAAAAGTAGTAAATGCATCTGTTGTGGCATCTCGTGCGTCCTGTTCTTTCTTTGCTGCGTCTAAATCTCTTCCGCCAATATCGATCATTCTAGTTGCATTATCTAAAAATTCTGCCATTGCAGGTTGTTGATCTCTTAATGATGCAATGTACTGAGCTCTTGCATCAGCATCCATATTTGCAAATTTTTCCATCTCGCCGCCGCCGTTTTTCATAGCATCTAGTAATACTTGTGGGTCGGCGCCGTCACCAATTTGTTTAAGTGCGTCTTGCATAGCAGGACCTGCATCACCCATCATATTTAAGAACTGTGCTGTTTCTGGACCACTTGGCATACCGTCAAGCAAGTCTTTCATAGCGGCGCCTGTTGCCCCGCCCATTTCTTCTATAATTCCTAGTGATAGTTGGAAGTTTTTCAGTTCTTGAGAGCCTTTCTCAAATTGATTCATCATTCCTCGAATTGCAGCATCAGCAGCTTGTTCTCGTAGTGCTTTTTCTGCTTCTTCTCTAGTCTTACCTGTTACTTTGGCAAGTAAATCAACTTGTTTTAAATAATCTGCACTTCCAGCTGCAAGCTCTGCTGTACTCTTTCCTTGAAGAGTACCCATTCTTCTTTGCAGATCAATATAATCTCCCATGCCTTCGTTAACTTCTTCAACAGTAAATCCCATGTTTTTAAGAGCAGCAAAGTCTCCAGACTTTTTAATGTTGTCATTCATCTTTTTAAAGCGTTCAGCACCTAGGGTAACACTTCCGCCTAATGCTGCTAAGTTGCCTGCATTATTAGTTATAAGTCCAGCAAACTCATCTAACGACAATCCCATTTGAGCAGCACTTCTACGTGTTTCCAACATGTCATTGCCAAATGCAGCACCTGTTGAACTTAAAGTTCTAAATGTAGAAACAGTGTTGTCAATGTATCCAGCAAAGCCGCCTAGCAACCCGCCAACAATTGGAATGTGCTGTGCAAAGTCTTGTAAATTATTTCCGCCGTTGACAAATTCTTTAGCTAGACCTGTAAAGCCGCCTGCTACTGATCCCAACAACCCGCCAATAGCATTCATAGATGCCTGGCCTAATTTTTTAATAGTTTTTGTAGTCTTCTTAGTTTCTTTAGTATTTTCTTTTTGAGCTGTTGTATTGTCTTTTACATGCTTAGAAGATTCGTCCATTACTGCCTGCATCTTCTTAGTAATGTCAGCAGGATTAACGCCCTTTGCTTTAGCCATTGCTTCCATAGTCACAACTAAACGAGCAAGAGTTACTTCGCTTGCTACACCGTCGCCGCCTACATTGCCAATATCTACTTCTTCAGCCAAGAGTTTGTTTCCTAGTTAACTGCGCATATAAATAATAGAGATACATATTATTACATTGTATTTATACGGAGACAATCATGGCAGAATTTAACCCCCAAGAATATTCAGGAAATATCAACCTGGATCCTAATCCTTTAAAGAAATACTTTAGACAACCTAAAGTTTATGTTACATTACCAAGTAATGGACAATTTTATCCCGAAGGCGCAATTGATATTCCAGAAAACGGTGAATATCCTGTACTAGCAATGACAGCAAAGGATGAACTTGCTATGAAAACTCCAGATGCATTGCTAAACGGACAGGCTACTGTTGATGTAATACAAAGTTGTATGCCTAATATCAAAGATGCATGGAAACTTCCAAGTGTTGATTTAGATGCTATTCTAATCGCTATACGTATTGCAACATATGGTGAAGAAATGGAAATTACTACTAAAGTTCCAGGAATAGGTGAAGAACGTTCATTTAATATTGATCTAAGACAATTACTAAACAAACTTGTTACTGCTAACTATGAAGCACAAGTTCCGCTAGGTGAGATGAATGTTATTACTCGCCCGTTAACTTATGCAGAATTTACAGAGGCAAGTCTAAAAACGTTTGAAGAACAACGCATCTTTGCACTAGTTAATGATGAAGAAATTTCAGATGGTGAAAAACTTTCTAAATTTAATAGTAGTTTTAAAAAATTAACAGACCTAACAGTTAATACACTAACTCAAAGTATTGTAGAAATTTCTATAGGCGATGATACTGTAACCAACAAACTACATATTCAAGAATTTGTTGATAATGCTGATAAAACGTTCTTTACATCTATAACTGATCATTTAGATAATCAAAAGAAAAAGTTTTCAATTGAACCGTTAAAAGTTAATAGTACTGACGAAGATGTTGAAGCTGGTGCGCCTAAGCACTGGGAAGTACCAATTACGTTTGACCAAGCAAATTTTTTCGGGTAAGGGTCCTAGCATGGACCGTGCCAGAGATCCTACAAGAAGTAAAGGTCCTACAAGGTGATCAGAAACAAATTAAATCTGAGATAATGAAACTGTGTTGGTACATGCGCGGTGGTGTTACACTCGATGAAGGATTTAATTTAAGTCACGAAGACAGACAGTTAATTGCTGATATTGTCAAAGAGAATATGGAAACAACAAAGAAAAGCGGATTACCTTTTTTCTAAAAAGGTTTTCCTGTTTTAGGATCAAGCAGTTTAGCTCTTTTAATAATAAAGTTTTGTTTTCCAGAGTTTATAATTACTACACTATCGTCGCCGTCTTTACTCTTTCCAACTACTGTAGCATTAATTAATTTTCCTGCTTTACTTTTAAATTGTACTGGTTGGTTTGCAGCAAACTTTACTTGAGGAGCAGGCTTTGCTACAGTTTTTGATTTAGTAGTAGACTTTGCCGTGCCTTTGTTTTTTTCTTCAGCATCTTTCCATCCTTTTTTAATTGGATCCCACACAGCTCCTACTTCACTAGATTTTTTAAAGCCGGTTTTGAAAGAATCTTTAAATCCTTCGTCAATTTCATATATTTTCATTTAACATCATCCAATACTCGTATATATTTATAGTCTCTAGCTCTTCTTTGTTCCTGTCTTTGTAATCTTGTTTTTAAATGAGGTGAGGGCCAATGACAAACAAGTTCAAGTGCAATGTACCTATTTAAATTTAAATCATTTTCAGAATTAATTCTATGATATCCAATATATTTTCTATGTAGTATACACATTTGTTCATGAAACCCAGTATAAACAATTGATTCACATCCGTCGGGCATGTAATCAATAATCATATTTTTTCCAAGATATCGATGTTCAACTACAGGCAAGTGACTAAATCTAGGATCAATCGGTGTTGGAATATCTGTGTTAGTAGCTTTGTCATAATAACCGAGGTCAGTTACTACAAGCCAGTTCTTGGCCCGCGGCAAAAAATTATATATTTTATCAGCCC